GAATAATAGCACCTGTACCGCCAAGTGCTACTGATCCCAAGCTCAATTCGTTCAAACCTGCAATATTAAATGCATCAGCATTCAATGTTGCAACACCGGTCGATTGTTCAACGTTAAACAATCCACCTACTCTAAAGTTACCATCTTGGTCAGTACTTGTGTAGAATACACGACCGCCTCCGGAGTCTACAGTTTCGTTCGCTGGAATAGCGTCGTATAATGGTAGACCTGGATAGTTAGTAGTTGTTTGATTCCCAGTACCAATGCTTAAGAAGTCATGTCCTGTTAGTCGAACTTGACTATATCTGCGTCTAATTGTTGTTACAGTTAGATGCTCAGGTGCTTCTGCATTGTTAATCGGTGGGCTAATCTGCAAGGTAGCTGAATATAATCCAGTGTTTGCATCTTGCGCAACACCAGTTACGTTAACTAATCTGTACCAAATGTCGTCGATACCTGCAATCTGCACGTTAGAACCTGCTACAGGAATACTTGTTAAGTTAGTAAAGCCAACATAGCTACCTAATTGATAGTTATCAGAATAACCATTTCCAATAATACTAGATGTAGCAGCAGCATAACCTGTTCCTCTATTAGTAAATGTTGGTTGTGCAAGAGCACCGTTTCCAATTCTTACAGATACCGGAGCATCTGACCCTGTATTATTTGGATCAGTGATAGTCATTGTTGGAGCAGATACATAACCTGATCCTGGCTCTCTAACCCAAATTTCAGCAATTCTATTATTGCTAACATAGGCCCTAGCCATTGTTTTAGCACCTTGTCTAATATTCAAGACTCCGTCGGTGCCGTCACTAATCACTGCCCATGTTGGTGTGCCACCTGGATTTCCTAATACAGATGCTTGATAACTAGCACTAACTGTACCAGTCATTGAACCAGATGCAGTACTTACTACTACGGCGCTGCCGCCTTTGCTAGTAGAAACTGTAAACTGTGTAGTGCCATTAACTGAAGTGATCCAATAAGGAGTATCATTTCGTAATCCGCCAATCACTGTGCCAGAGAATCTAACTCGTTGATTGACTTTGAGTAACGACGATGGTGTTGTTAATGTTAGGTAATTTGTATCTAACACAAAGTTTAAACTTTCTGCCTTGTTACTGCCCGAGCCTGACAATGCTACATTTCTAGAATTGCCGTATGCTCCTGCGATCCATGTGCTAGTAGATGAACTTGCAGGACCTTCTACCCATGTTACACCGTTTGTAGAATATGCTGTTCTTGTGCTGCCATATGCAAATGCTGTAAATGCGCCGCCACCGTAGATAACTTTATTCCAGGCTGCTGCTGCGCCAGGCATTGTTGCTGCTGCCCAGGTTGTACCGTTAGTTGAGTAAGCGGCTTTAGTTGTAGTTGTGCCAGTTGTGTTACCTGCAACTGCAACAAAGCGACTGCCGCCATAAGCTACAGAACTCCATACATCTGCACTAGGCATTGTATTACCGGCTGTCCATGTAATACCGTCTGCTGAGTAAGCACTAACTTGGCTAGTACCAGATGAACCAGAAACTACAACATAATATGTGTTAGCACCAACGTTACCGTAGGCAATACTTGTGTATTCTGTTGAGCTAGGGCTAATTGTACCGTTTAACCATGTTACTCCATCTGAGGAATAAGCTGTTCTATTTTGAGAACCACTGATACCTACAAACTTGTCGCCGTATACCATGTCTGACCAACCGCCAGTTGTAGGAATAGCATTTAGTGTTGACAACCATGTTGTGCCGTCTGCTGAGTAAACAATGTTACGAGAATCTTGAATTAACCCAACATACTTATTAGAACCATTGTATGCTAATGCAGATGCTGTATATGCACTAACCGATGGCATAGTTAAATTAGCCCATACTTCGCCGTCTGTTGAGGTTGCTCCAACAATCGCTGCTGAGTTATCATGACCGATTGCAACAAATTTTGCACCAGTCCAAATTACATCAGTCCAGTAGCTAGTGCTTGGCAATGTTCTTGCGGTGTATGTTGATGCTGTTGTGTCCTTGGATGTTGATGTTACTGTTACACTTGTGTATTTGCCATCACGCTCAGTCCAAGTAACTCCGTCTGGAGAACTTACTGCTTCTGATCCGTATGATGTTACATAGAACACACCTTGTCCGTATTGTATTGAAGACCACTCGTAGATCTGTGGTAATACACTCTTAGTCCATGTAGTGCCGTTTAATGAGTAAGCTGCTTGTGCTGCATTGTCAGCAATAGCAACAAATCTACCGTTACCGTAGGCAATATCTAACCAATTAGAATTAGACGAATCGTTATTGGTTGGCAACTGAACTACAGTCCATGCGCCACCTAAATTAGACGAGTATGCAGAGTTTCTGCTACCGCCGCCTTGTACTGTAACAAACTTGCCGCCGCCGTAGGCAATTGCTGTTGAACCAGCAGCAAATGTACTTGATGTCCAAGTTACACCACCGTTTGACGATTTTGCATAAGTTGTTTGCGAAGTTGATGCTTGAGCAATAGCAATAAATGTTCCGTTACCGTAGGCAATATCTGACCATGCGCCTAATCCAACAGAACCACTAGACCAGTTTACACCGTCTGTGGAATAATAAGCTACAGACGCACCGGTAGCTACTGCTACATAATATCCTACGCCTGCTACAGTACCGTAATCGATAGCAGTCCAGTTCAATGCAGCCGGCATAGCCATTGCTGACCAAGTTGTTCCGTTTGTTGATACTGCTGCTGCGGTTGTTCCGTAGGCAACAGCTACATATTTCTGTGTCACTGCTGTTCCGCTAGCTGTTACTGTAGCTACTCCATTACTACCAGTGGCTACTGTAGCTACTGTAATTGTAAGGTCGTTTGCTGGACTTGTACCGCCTAGACTTGTACCTAAAATTGTTAAAGTGTTTCCAGCTGTGTAAAGTACACCAGGCACATTAACGGCAACGGTGTAAACACCTTCTCTGCGAGTAACATCAAATGTTGCTAAAGAGCCGCTGCCGCCTGTTGCTGATAGACTAGTATATGAACCAGTACCATCGCCGTAGGCAACATCTGTCCAGTTTTGAGAACTAGGTAATGTTGATGTTGATGTTGTAAATGGAGGTGCTGTAAATGTTAGTCTTGGAGTAATTGTATACGTTGTTGTTACAGCAAGAGCACTTTCGATAGCTGTTCCTGGAACAACATGATCCCAACCTGCTGTACCTGTAGATTCTTTAGAAACCAAAGCTACTTTGCTTGCTGCATTGTATGATGTAATGTATCCAAATTGTCCTGCACCTGTACCTGCTGTCAAGTAAATGAACATACCAACGTATGCCGCACTTGCTTGATTATCTGCTGCTGCAAGAGTAATTTGAGTAGCTGTGCCGCCTTGCGCGGTATTAGACGATGTTAGATAGTTTGCACCACCACCGCCTGTTGAATCGCCCGGATCAACTAAGCGTACTTGGAATACTGCACCGTCGCGGAACTCGTCGCCTGTTGCAGCCACGCCCGATCCAGAACCAGAGAAGCTATAAGTTGCAGATGTATATTCAGATCCTGCATTAGAATATTCTAATGCAAAAACTTCTTCGCCACTTAGCATCACGTTAGCAACACCTGCTCCTGCTAGTCTATTAGTTACATTACCGATAACTTCTTGCTCACTGATATCAATGTATTCAGCAACAGAACCAAAGGTACCGTAGGAGTTGTTACCGTTAGTAGCACGGATTTTACCACCGTTTTCAGCTAGATAGCCGATGTAGTTGTAGTATGAGAACACAGAAACAAGTTCTGCACGACCTAAGTTAGTAACCCACGCACCAATACCGTCTGACAATACTTGTGTAAAGTCGTTTGATACGATAGAATCGTTACCGCCTGCATGCAATGAGCCGTCGATCTTTTGTCCTACACAGCCAATACCAAATGTTGTTACGTTTTGTACGTAGGTAGACTTAGTAGAAATCCATGCTCGTTGATCGCTTGGACCCCAACCTGGGTTAAGAGAAACATACGCACCTGCATTTGGACGCTTAGTGCCGTACTCGTTTGGTTCAGCAGTTAATGGTGACTGGACTCCAGTGGTATTACCGTCGGAACTTCCATCTAATCCTGTAAGTGTACAATTGCGTAATCCGCAACCGTTAACAACATAGAACATGTCTTCAAGTTTAGAACCTGTCAATGCACTTCTGTAATAACGTGCAGCCATTACAGAATTGTAGTTGCCTGTATATACTAAGTCATCAGCAATAGCATTTACATAATTAATAACATCATTCTGGCATCTTGCTTCACTGAAATAATAAGTTACAGTCATTGAGCCAGATGCGGTAGTTAAGTCTTTAACTGCACCACCTAATGTGTCACTAATTTTAAATGTTGTTCCGCCTACTACTGTGTGAACATAGTAGGTTGTATTAAGAGAAACTCCGCCGAATACTGTACCTGTAAATCTAATCGTATCGCCAGCTACCATCCAGGATGTGTCACCTGTTAATGTATCTGTAGTACTGCCAGTTGTAGCGGTTACAGTTGATTTATTTGTGTTAATAACATAAGCTGTAGCTTCTGCTGCTAAGAATGATGCATTTAATCTTAAATTTTCTGCACCGTTGAGTACTGTTAGGTCAACAGTTGGTTTTACAGAGCCAGTCACTATTGGTCGTGTGCCTGTATTAATATAACTGCTAATATCTGCCCACAAATTATCTGCAAGAACTGCTGCGCCAGATGCAGCAATTAATGATGTTTTCTTAGAAACAAAATCAATAATTGAGTTAGTTGCAGCCAATTGGTTTGCAATTACTACTTGTGCGCTAGATGTTCCTCTGTAATATGACATACCGGCTTGGATTGATAAGAAATTTGATCCAAACATTAAATCGTACATCAATGCATCAACCATGTAGCCAACATCGCGAGCACATGTCTCTTTAGTGTATTTCAATGTTGGGTAATTTACATCAACATAATCAGTTGCATGAGTTTGAATATCTGCTTTTGCTGCTGCTACTGCTGCACCAGCAGTTACTAGTGCTGTTGCTACCCACGCTGTACTTGGTGCAATAGTTGTTGGTGTTGTTCCAGTATTGATAGTATCGTATACTTCTTGGATACGTGCTTGAGCAAATGCAGGTGCAGTACCGCCACCTGGTGTACCGCTAACATCTTGTACTAGTGCTGTTGTTTTTGTCCAGCCAGCTGTGTTACCAGTAGCAATATTATCAATAATATCTTTAATACGATTTTGCACAGCCAACGCTGGTGCTTTTTCAACTGTTGGCTCAACAAATACACCGTATGAATAATATGAACGAGCTACTATTTGTGTAGCTAGGTTGCATCCGCTTGTTTCGCCGTAGGTTAAGTCGTAAACAAGTGCATCAACAATGTAGCCAACGTCACGTTCGCATTTAGTTCTACGTGTTCCTGTGTAGGTAAATCCTACAAACGGGCTAATGTTACCAGCAATTTGTGCAAGAATCCATTCGCTAACTTCGTCTTGCAAGAATGCTTTGTTAGCAAGAATTAATCTACGAGCATTACTCCAGTTTGCACTATATCCAGATGGATCTGGATAAACGTAAGCACTGACTGCTCCGAGACCGTTAGTTAGGATATCTTTAATTTCAGCGGTATTATTTTGTACAGATGTTACTGCGGTTGAACTACCAGTACTACCAGCAATTTGTGCTGTGGTAACTTGTGTTGCTGTGTTACCAGAAGTAGGAGTAACTGTTACATTAGTAATAATTTCATCTGTAATAGAACGAATACGTGCAATCGCTGCGACAGATTTTGCTTTATCATTAGTTGCAGTAATCTTTCCAGCTGGACTGATTCGTGCCGAACGTAGTTCATCACCGACAATGGCTGTATTCGCTGGCACACGCATTGGCAATACTTCGTAGAATTGGCCAGTTTTTACAAAAACTGTATAATTTGGAGTATCTGCTATTGGTAAGCTGTTAGTGTTACCAGCAGTCAACGCATCAGTGACCACTGCTGTCAACGATGTAGCTAAAGTAGTAGTGCCGCTTTCAGCTGTGTAGTTAGTATCGATATATTGTTTGATTCTACTACCAACACTAATACCATTTAATGTTTGATAGTTAGCAACCGGAGCAGTATTTGCTAATACATTTCCAATTAATGTCAATCCGTAATTGATAGCGGCAACTGTTTGTGCAACTTGTGTGCCAAACGGTGTTGTAATATATCCAGTACCTAGTGTATTGTAGTATGCACGAGCGGCTTCAAGAACTTTTACATTTCCGCTATGTGTTAGGTCATGAATAATTGCATCTATCAATAATCCCATGTCACGTTGACATGTTGTTTTATCGTAGCTCAATCCAGTAAATGGACTAACTGAGTTTGTAATGTTGTAATCAATATATTCAACAATTTCTTTCTGAATAAATTGTCTATTATTTTTTAATAGATATCCAGCATTAGCATTTTGATAACCTTTTTCAATTTGCTCAAGAGCGTATCGTACGCTAGCAAATGGCTGATCGATGGTTAAACCATATGTTGGTGATGGGCTGTTTACACCATTAGGGCCAACATAAAATACTTTTGCAACACGGCCAAAGTATGTCCACGCTGGTAAACCGTTTTCGACAGCAAGTACTTGTCCAGCATCGCCGACAGGTAAGCGTGTTGCTCCTGCGCCGCCATAGTAAACTAAGTCGCCGGTTGTAGTTAAGACGCTTTCTTCGTTACCGCCTGTTAGTAAATTCCAATATGTACCAGCTACATCAGTAGTTGGTTTGCTTGGAGCACCTGAAGTGTGAGAAAGTATACAGATATAACTATTGGCACCATCTTTGACTGCATCGCCTAGCTCGTATGTTGTGCTAGTTAACCAATTGCTTCTCCATTTAATACCTTCATTTAATTTTGACCAGTATGTGGCATTTGGTGGCTTTTGTGCTTGGCTGTCTGATAGCGCAACATATGTATAACCGTTGTTGCGAACAACTTCACCGACACGATACGCAGTACCAGTGCTCCAGTCGCCTACAAGACTAAATCCTGTTGCAAACAATGACCAGTCTGTGGTGTTTGTTGATGGAGGAGATCCTCCTGATGCAACATGTGCTGTTTTAGAGATATAATTATTACCACCATAGCGAACAAAATCGCCTGGTTGATATGTTTGTCCAGATGTCCAGTCTACACGATATTGTACACCTTCAACAAATTTATTCCAGTTAGTTTGATCAGTTACAAAGTTACTTGTACTTGTGTGATTTGTCACACAGATCCATGTGCCGCCACCGTTCTTAACTACATCGTTAACTTTATAACGAACTGTTAAGCCACTCCAAGCACCTTTATAATCAATGCCTTGGTTGAAATAATCCCACTTACTTTGATCTGCTTCTAATCCACTAGCAGCGGAAGCGTTAGATGTGTGAGATGTATTACATACGTAGGTTGTTCCGCCGTATTTTATTAAGTCGCCAAGTTTATAGCGAGTGCTAGTTGCCCAATCGCCTTTCCATTCTGTACCTTGAGAGTATACGTCCCAGCTGGCGATATTTGCCTCAAGGCCTAATGTTGTATTTGCTGCCGATGTGTGTGCAGCATTACATAGGTATACATATCCACCGTACTTAACAACGTCATTGACTTTGTAAGTAGTGTTGATTGCCCAGTTACCTTTCCAATCAAATGCTTCGGCAAACGTGTCCCAATTACCCTGATCAGCTTCTAATGTAGCTTGGCTAGTATGTCCTTCATTACAAATATAAACTAGGCCGCCGTATTTTACAATATCGCCAATTTTATATAATGTGCCAGTTGCAGTCCAATTTCCTTTCCACACTTGACCATCTGAAAATTGATTCCATTTTGTTGGAATATTTTCTAAATCTGTATAGAAATCTGCAGCAGCGGTATGCCCTACTACGCAGAGGAATGTTTTACCGCCATAGTGGACGATATCGTCTTTATAATATGGTGTGCTGGTTGCCCAGTCTGCTTTCCATACAAATCTAATTCTACCTAATTTAAATTCAGCCATTTAAAGCTCCGTTTATACTCTTATATGATATTTATCAAACTTTTGTAAGTGCTATACTTACGCCCCACTCGATGTAAAATATGCTAAAACTAACATATCGCCATCGATACCGCCTGTTATGTTTACTTTATTTCTAAAGATTAAAGCTGATCCGTCTGTTGTTGATAATCTATCAGGCAAACCAACCTGTACCACACCAGCAGTTACTCCGCCAGTAATTGCATCTGCACCACCGCCTGACACCCTACGTTGAATGTAGGCTTTGATTGCTTTTTGTGTTGGAACAACATTATTTGAATCAGCAGTAAATGTTACATCTGTTGAAAACTCACGAACAACGACTCCAGTTCCGCCAACAACAATACCACCTAATCTCAATTCTTCTAGACCTTGTAGTTCAAAGAATTGTGCGTTTAGCGTAACAATACCTGTTGATTGTTCAACAGCAAATAGCTCACCAACTCTAAAGTTACCATCTTGGTCAGTTGTTGTATAGAATACTCGTCCGCCATCAGATTCTTGAACTTCATCTTCGGGCGAAAGTACTGTGCCATTAGGATACAATGTTAATGGATAGTTAGTCTGTGTAAAATTACCCAGTCCAACATCTAAAAAGTCATGTCCTGTTAAACGACACTGACTATAAAACTGTCTAATCGATACTGGTATTCCGTGTTCTGGTGATTCTTCAATGTTTAACTCTTTACCAATGTTTAATCGTGCTGTATAATTACCAAGTGTGCCACCTAGAATTAAAACATTTAATAATTTATAAGTGTAGTCATTGATTCCACCAATAGAAACGTTATCGCCTGGTCCAGGAATACGAGTTAACCCGTCAACTACTAAAAATGAGCCAATCTGATATTGATCTTTGTAACCATTTCCAGTGATTGTAATTACTGTACTAGTTTGTGCATATCCAGTTCCGCCATTCGTAATAGTAGGCACACCTAATACTCCGTTTCCTTTTCTAACTTCTAACGAAACATCGTTAATGTTATTTGGATCCGTGAGCGTGATTGCCGGGGTGTTAGTGTAGCCACTACCTGTATCCCATAATCTAATTTGAGTTATTTTGTTGCCTATTACATAAGCACGAGCCTGTGCTGTTACACCTGTTGTTACTAACATAGTAGCTGTACTGTTACCAGTACCGCCTGCTAAAATAATAAACTTGCCAGGCTTGCTGATATTAGAAAAACCAACTGCCGACCATGTGCCTGAACTTGGAATAGATTGTGTAGTCCATATAATTCCATCTTGTGATGTAATAACAGTATTTGTTCCGGTAGCTACAGCCATAAACAACCCTTGACCGTATGTAATGTCTTGCCAATTTGCTGTTGGTATTGTTACTGCGCTACTCCATGATATGCCATCAACGCTAGTATAAGCACTGTTGGCACCAATGTAGCCTCCGGAAATTGCAACAAATCGATTATTACCGTATGCCAATCCTATAATACCGCTTGGCACAGAACCAATAGTCCACGATCCTGTTAATCCGGTAGTACTGTATGCTAGGTTAGTAATTGTTGAATCACTTTGTGCAGCTACTACAAATGTACCTTTACCGTAACGAATAGAATTCCATTCTGCACCTTCTGGTAGTGTTTGTAGTGTCCATGTAATACCGTCTGTAGATGTTGCAGCAGAAGTTCCGCCGTTAGCAACAGCTACATATTTTCCACCGCCATAGGTAACATCTCTCCAGTCTACACTGGTATTTGGCATCGTTAATGCTGACCAATTTAGACCGTCTGTAGATCGAGCTGCTTTTCCTAGTTCAGCAAATGCAATAAATTGTCCGTTGAGATATCTAACTCTAGTCCATAATCCTGTATACGGCAAATTAGCAGTTAGCCAATCTTGAGCGTTTGTAGAGTATGCAACAGTGTTCAATGCCAATCCAACTGCTACATAAACAGTATCGTTTGATGCTACACTTAGCCATTGGCTTTCTGACGGAAGCGGACCACCAGCAGCGGCAGCAAATCCCGGAGAACTAAAAGTTACTCTTGGTTCAATACTGTAATTAGAACTCTTATCTAGTGCTGACAATATAGTAGTTCCGGGTACAACATGTTCCCAGCCAACATGATGTAATGTCATTGTACCTGTACCTAGCGCACTGCTATATGTGGCGCCACCTTGAGTAAGACTTAGCGTGATTTTATTTGTACCGGTATCGATAGTTTTTACATAGTATGTGGTAAAATCTTGGATGTTACCAAACTTAGTTCCAGTAAAGATTACTCTATCGTTAATTGCTAGGCCACTGACTGATGTTAATGTATATAAACTTCCGGCTAATCCAGTAGTACTTGAAACAACAGACAATGAAGATTTTGATTCTTTACCAATATAAGCAACCTTGCCAACATCGTCGTATTCAGCAATATATCCGTATTGACCTGTACCAGTACCACTTGTGATTATTAATCTTAGTGTACGATATTCGGCAGCAGTATTTTCATTTGATCCAGCAAGTGTAATAGAAATAGCATCACCGCCTTGTGAAGTATTTGTATTAAACATATAACTCGATCCGCCTGGGATTGTTGAGTCCATTGCTGTTACAATTCTAACTTCGTGTACTGCTCCATCACGGAAATCATCGCCGACAATTACAGCATCATTTCCTGCACCTACTAGATTATATGTAGCGGATGTATAATTTACTCCAGCATCACTATAAAATACTTTTAGAATATCTCCGTTAGGCCCAATTAGTGTTTGAGCAACGTCTGCTTGGTAGTAGCGGTTATTAACTGTTGCAGCAATTGGTGTTTCTGTTGTACTGTATCCTTCAGATACTGCACCATATGTACCATATGACGAATTGCCATTTGTTCCACGAATTTTTCCGCCAGCGGTGCATAGATAACTGATGTAGTTATAATAGGTAAACACAGAAACTGCTTCAGTCTTACCTGCACCGTTACACCACACGCCAATACCGTCTGATAAAATCTGTGTAAAGTCGTTTGACACAATAGTTTGATTGCCACCGCCGTGGATGTCGCCGTCAACTTTAAGACCAACGCAGCCTGTACCAAAGTTCGTGACGTTTTGTATATAAGGCGATTTAGTTCCTACCCAAGTAGTGGTATCGCTTGGTCCCCATCCTGGATCTAAACTTACAAAAGCACCAGCGCTTGGTCTACGTGTTAGATAAATGTTTAACTCGCCTAGTGTTCCTTCTAGACCAACTAATGTCATGTTTCTTAAGCCTGTACCGTCTCGTAACAAGAACATGTTTTCGGTCTTATTTGAAGCATAATCATATGCATTAATAAAATAAGTCGATGCTTCAATGGTCTTATAATTACCAACATAACCAATATCATAGGTTATACTATCAATAATTCGATCCATATCGCCGCTCCATCTTTCAGGAAGTGCGGCTGCGGTAGAATCATTAAAAACATTTTCGATGTATAGTGTGGCTTCGTTCTTAATAAATTCTTTGTTGTTTGTCATTGTGGCATATGCTGTTAGGCGATTAGCATTGCCAGTTAGTGTATTAGAACCTGAGATCGATCCAGGAGAAAATGTTTCTAGTCTATTAAGGAACTGTGTAGTCAAACTAGTAATAATTAATGCTTCATCTGATGTTGCTGCGCCTTCGGAGAAATCTTGTGGGACCTCTCCGTATAATAACGTTGTTGGTTCAACAGGATCGTCTGCGCCAATTGGAATATTTCTTATAATAAATTTAGAAATATTTCCAATATAATCTGCGGCTGCAATAATTTGATTGAAATAGGATTCGTCAATTATACCGTTCGCTGGTTTGATTACGGTTGATCGTAATTCGTCTCCTTGGACAGCAACAAATGCTGGCACACGTAACGGTAATACTTCTTCAAACACCCCAGTTCTAACGTTAATAGTAGCATATCCGGTAACGTTGTCTAATGCATAACGCAATGTACGCCATGGGGCATTCGGTGATGTTCCGGCCAATGGATCGTCTGTACCAGTAACTGCCACATAGTAGACCTTTGGAGTTTCAAACATTGGGCGCCAAGTGACTGCTCCGTTGATTGTTTGTGCAACGTGCCCTTCTGTGCCTATTTCTAAAGTTGTATACCCTACAGTACTACCATCTTGAGTAGGCCCGTATGTTCGCAAGTCGCCGCGTTGCTTTAATCGATTTATTCTATTTCCAGCGGTAACTTTTAACCAATATCGACCAATAATAGTACTACCGTCTTCGTAGTAATCATCGTCTGGTCTATTGCCTTGATCTGAGAAATGTTTGTCTTGACAAATATATGTGCTTGACACCCAAACTACTTCGTCGCCAACTACATATGTACGGCCTGCTTCCCAAATACCTGCCCATCTACTACCACTAATGATCAAATTCCAATATACTGAATTTGTTGTAGTATCGTCATTGAAGAAATCTGGGTCTTGATTTATGTTATCTAAAAATGCTGAATAAAGATTGCCGCCACGACGAACAACATCACCCGGTTTGTAAGGATGATATTGATCCCACTCTCCGGTTATTCTGCTCGAGTCAAATAATTTTTGCCATGCAGTAGTTGTTGACGGATTTTGATTTATGTTTGTAGATTCTGCAACATATAAATTTCCACCGTATCGAACAATGTCGCCAGTTTGATAAACAGTTGGCGGAATTATTACTGTGGCTCCATCTAATACTGCGCCTTGCCATTCTTGATCAAATTGTACGCCAGGGCAATATATTGACCAATATTGTAAATCAAAGGTTGTTCCTGCTGTGTGGAAACTAGTACATTGGTATAGATAAGATCCGTATTTTACAACGTCGTTTATTTTATATGTTGTAAGACCGCCTACCCACGGACCGGTATATTGTACACCACTGTATAGTAATGCCCATTTTGAGCTGTCGCCATCGCGACCTACTGCAATATCTGTTGCCGATACATGCGATTCGATACACTGATAAATGTTACCGCCATCTTTTACTAGATCGTTTAATCTATATTTTGTATCAATGGCCCAATCACCTTGCCAATCGTCAACAATTGAAATAGTAACCCAGTCTGATAGACTGGCTTCTAATCCGCCAGTTAGATCCCCAGACGATGTGTGAGATCCGATACATTTAAATATCCGCCCACCATATCGAACTATGTCATTAATTTTGTAATAGGTACTAACAGCCCAATCTCTCATCCATGATTGGCCAGAAAAATACACAGCCCATAGTTGTACAGGATTATTTTGTGAAGTTAACCCAGATACTGAAAATGCTTTTTCACCTAAAGGATCTCCGCCAGCAGCATCTGTTGCAGGTGATGTGTGAGCAAACGTACAAATGTACAATGCACCGCCTCTCCTCATAATGTCGCCAGTGCGATAATATGTATTTGCAGTCCAGTCGCCTACCCAAGCATTACCATTGGCAACTAGTTCCCACTTAGGAACCAACAACGGTGGAGTATCGTTATTATAATAATTTAGATCACCATAAAAGTCTGCCGATGCAACATGACTTTCTAAACAAACATACGATTGCCCACCAAAACTGACAATGTCGTCTGGATTATATCTGGCGTAAGCACTCCATGCTCCTAGCCATGTAAATTTTAATCTACTTAATTTAAATTCTGCCATGTTCTATTTCAATCCTCTGACGTTCCGCTTGGATAAGCGTAGCCGTTATTTACTCGGGCAACAAGTTCGCCATCGTCGTTAACATAATAAAAAATAGATCTATCATCCCAGCGATATTGCGGATATCGCAAGTTTGGATAAACTGGGTTATGATTTACATCAACACCCTCGGTAAAATCTACCGCTACTTCAAAATCATTAAAGTTATCTTCGTCTAACCCTAAATTATTAATCTGAACAGTTTCTTTATCTTTTGATTGATCAGTACGGATCATAAAAAGACTACCGTTTGCATTTTTTCTAAGACCGTAGAAATATCTAGGACTGTCACCTAATCGTTTATCTGGATCTTCACCAAAGTAATAGCTGCCTGCTGCCATGATTTATTCCTTATGATATCTCAACGTAACTTAATACAACGTCTAAACTGTCTGCTGTATTGCTAACAATTTTAATGCCTGTGTTTTGTGTAAGAATTAATTTTTCACCATTGGTAATCAGCTTCACTGCTGTGCTTGGTGGAATGACTAATCCTTTAATATACGATGCTGCTGTACTAGTTTCTGCTTCTGTGATATAGACATCAATAACAATTGTGTCATATTCGGTAACATTGGCAAGATTACAACCAATAACGGTTGCTCTAAATCCGATAGGCACTGTATAAATTTCTGTAGGAACTGTTCCTATTTGTGATTCAAGTGCGTGTTTAAATACGGTTGGCATGTTCTTATCCTAACATTAATGCAAATGCTGCTGAAATATCATTGGCGCTACCTTCCGATACCGCTCCTGATGTACCTGATGGGCTTGCCCATGTGTCGCCGTCCCAAATTTCGATGGCTTTCGAATCTGTGTTGTATCGTGTCATACCTTCAACAGCATATAGTGTTGGTCTTTCACCAGATCCGCCACGCGGTAATACAAATCCGTTTGTACCGTTAATTTTAAGATAACCGGTACCTGTATGAGAAATTACAGAAACTGCATTGTTTACAGTATTTGTAATTGTGTTTCCTCTAATGGCAAAATTTCCAATAACAATGTTACCTGTTCCGCTAGCACTTAAAATTAAGTCTTGATTAGTTACAGTACTGATTCTATTATCAGCAATCGAAATGTCGCCAATTTGAAAAGAATTTAAAGTTAAATTCTCTGAAGTTAAATTGTTAGCGTATATATTACGCCATTTGAAAGTTGAAGATCCAAGATCGTATAAATTAGATGTTTCGGGAATCAAACTGCTGTTAAGGCTGGCATTGATTGTAATGGTATCGGTAAGCGCATTACCAATAACTAAGTTGCCGCCGATTGTAATATTGCCGTTGGCAGTAATGTTACCTGTAACTGTTAAGTTCCCAGTAACTTTGGCACTGCTTTGAATATCAACAATCCCTGTTCCATTCGCTCTCAATTCAAGATTTGAGTTAGAAACAGTTGTTGAAATAGTATTAGCTCTGATATCAATATCGTCAATTGTTAGTCGAGAATGATATGCTGTTGTTTCATCGCCCGATGCAACAAAACTAATTGTTGGAAGGGTACTAGAAATAGTGTTGCCGGTAACTGTAAAGTTACCAACATTTAGTTGATTTGTTACTTGTAAATTTGTTGTACGTGCAGTACCAACAATGTCTAAGGCGTGTTGTGGTGATGTGGAATTAACACCGATTCGGCTGTTTACAACATCAAGATATAAAAGGTCGGTCTCAAAGGCTAGATTCACACCGTCTCTGATGAGATTCTGCTTTAAGAGCGGACCGCTAATACGACCAATAGCCATGCTCTCTCCTTAGACACCGTGTTACACGGATAACCACCTTACATTGCGGGTTTACCACAGTTGAATATCGTAAAAACTTGGTCAGTCTTTACAGTAATAGTATTTATGTCTAATGGAAATTTAGCCCAGCATGAGGGCGTATAGGTCGCCAAATTCTTCCATGAGGCTTGGAGTTACAACGGCTCCGCCTCCCGATGCTACTTGATAAATGTTGCCGTCAAAGCACTCTAAGTATCCTCGATCTCTATTCCATCGAGTTTCTCCAATTTCAGTAAATTCTCGTTGCCTATCCGAACCTACTGGAATAACAATTGCGTTTGTATCGTCGACTCTAAAATATCCAATTCCTGTCGATGTTAATAGTGTGGTCGATAACGATGTATTAACAATTTCTGAATCTGTAATATCAAAACTTTCTAACGATATTTTGCCTGCGCCGTTAGTATCAAACACTATGTTTTGATTGTTTAAAACATTTGATATTTGATTTCCTGAAATTAGAGCTTGCCCTACATATGCATTATTAATATTAATAGTTGAAACTTGCTGGATTGATGTAAGATTTATGTTTCCCCAGCGTTTTGTTAGTGTTCCTAAATCATAAGCTGCATTTGTGCCAGGAACAATTGATTGAGTAAAATCAGTCTGTACAGCTACAGTATCTAAAGGACTGTCGCCGATAATAAATTGTCCGTCAAACCGTACATCTCCGTCGGCTTGGATATTTTGTGTAACTTCTAAATTACCAGTCACCACAGTTGTTGACATAATGTCTACAATTCCTGTGCCGTGAGCAAACATTTCGATAGGCTCGTTGGTTACTTTTGATCTGATATAATTATCGTTGATTTCTAAATCGTCTGTTAATACTTTACCGTACTGAATGTAAGGATCAGAACCTGCTGGAATAATATTAATAGGACCAACCTGTGTTGATATAGTTCCGTTAGTTCCAAATATAATATTAGATAGTTTAGCCGACGTGCCAGTAACATTCATATTTTCACTAACTTTTGAAGTTCCTACAATTTCTAAAGTTAAGTTTGGATCTTCACGATTTATACCAATGCGTTTGTTTGTGACGTCAAGGAATAATAAATCAGGATCAACTTCTCCGTTTCTAAATGTTAAGTTAACACCGTTTCTTTCTAGATTATCAGCTAGTGCTTTTCCGCTTATTCTTCCTAGAGCTGCAAGATAATTCGGTTCGGTTCCTTGGCTAGTCCCACCAAACCCAAGGTCGTCATCTGAAATAGTTCCTGACATAGTGTGTTATCCTATCTGTATAAATTGTATCTTAGTAGCAGTTGATGCGGTATTTCCAAGTACTACTACTAGGTTATTAGTTTTCCACTCGTAGGTGTCATTAACATTAACCGTAATAATATCTGAAACACCACCAATTGCTGCACCTGTTGAATTTTTCTTAAACTGATTATATCTTGTGCCTGTAGTGCCATTAATGCCGCCCCACGCATCTGGGTCTGCGCTAACATTATAATTTACAATAACTTGATATGTTCCGGCTCTTGTAAATGTAAAAATTCCAGAATTTGCCATAGATCCAAACGATGCGCCAATTGATATTGTAGCAGTAGATGAAAATGTTACAGTGCCCGACCCAGTTACATCTGAAGTTTTTTGATATGATCTAACAGGCATGCCTATTGTAATGTCTGAAGAACCATTAAAACTAACACCGTTAATTGTTCTACTTGTTTGTAATGTTGTAGCAGTATTGGCATTTCCTTCAAGAGGGCCAACAAATTTAGTTGTTGCAAAATCTCCAGTTGAAGGATTATACCTTAAGCTGGACGTTGTATTAAGTTCTTGCGCTCCGCTAGCTGATGATGCAAACAATAGATAATACGAAGCATCGTTAATAGTAGAACTTGTTTGAACAGCATCTGCAGAATCGCTAAATTGTATTCTACCTGTAATTTTATTAGTAACTGTTAAATCAGTTAATGTGCCAACACTAGTTAAACTACTTGATAAAATTGTTGATTTTAATGTTGTACCAGTTAACGTATCGGCTGCGGCTGTTACAGTAATGTTAGCACTGCCGTCAAATGCTATGCCATTAATATTTCTAGGAGTTGCTAATCTAGATGCCGTACCACTAGTATTGCCTGTTACATTGCCTGTTACATTGCCTGTTACATTACCTGTTAGGTTTCCTAAAAAGGAAGAAGCTGTTAAAGAATTTGTTGAAGGGTTGTATGTAAATCCAGTAGATACTTTTGTTACTAAGTTTCCTGTGGTATTGTTTACAAACAAAGGATAGTTAGTTGCATTTGTGGCGTTGTCTGCAAGTATTGAAATAGTATTTGCATATACTGCCGATGGCGCTGCACCCGGCCCACCAAATAATGTAGTTGCTGCCGCAGCTGGGTAGGTAGCAAATACATTTTTTGCACCTGTTGGAAAATCAATTGCTGCGCCACTATTGGAAGAACTGTAAACTGTTGTTCTGGCTAGGTATTCGGTGGTAGTTGGACCAACTGTAACTGAACTATATGTTCCTAGTCCAATTTCCCAGTTTCCTCTATTGTCAACGATGGCATAGTAGGTAGTATTGCCGTTACCTACTGATGCAAATGTTTGGAAGCCTTCAACAGCAGGCCCTAAGGTTAATGTGCCAGTTCCGGCAGTTTGTGTTCTTACTTTGACTCTATCTACTAATACCAGGGCCATCACGTATCTCCAATTCTTTGATACGTATATTTACCTGTTTTGGTTGTTAGTTACTGAAGCCGTAGTATATCCAAACAGGTTTGCCCATAGGAACAGGGCTAGTAAAGACTATTCTAGTGTCGCCTAGTGTGCCTAGGTAGTCATATGCTAGCGTATAGTTTTCGCCAGCATGTTGAAATACGTTTTCTACGTAGACTACGATATCTTTTGCTTCATCGGGTCTATTATCTAAAGGTCCAAATGTTGTTTCAATACCGTCTGCTGTTTCAATTTTTTGTCTTGTAATTGATGCACCGCCGGCAGCTCTAACAACTTCCCAACCTGTGCTGAAATATGCTTCAATAGCATTTATATCAGTATTGTAACGAATATAACCATATGGGCCGCCTTGTACACGAACACCAGTTAGATCAGGTTGCTCAGCTGTTGTTCCTTTAGGTAAGCGTAGTGCCCCGTGAATATTCATCACTGCACGACCAGCAGAGTTACTAAACAAACTTTGATCTGTTGGACTATACTTTGAAAGAGTTTTTGATTTAAGAAATCTCATACTAGCAATGCACTCACTGTTACAGTAACTAAGTTTGCAGCACTGGACTTAACAACAATTTTATCACTGCCTCTTGAATCTAAAGTAGTTCCTCTTAATACAATTCGCTCATCACTAAAAAATATTGTTTCGCCGGCCGGAACAATTAAATTACTTACAATTGTATTAGAATCCGACGGAGTAAGACTAACATCAGCATTAAGCAGATATATAGTTACCGAAGCTGTGTTTACATTTTCGTCTGTATTATCAGGTGTTCCTGTATTACAAAGAATAATGTTAGTAATTGCGGTATCTACTGGAGTTACTGAACCACCAACTGGTGCTCCAGTAGTTGTGCTAGTCCAAACCGTTGTATTGGTTGCTGCATTAGTTATTCGTGTGCTATATATCATGGTTATCTCTTAAAATAACATACTGAACAATAGAGCTTTTTGTTTACTGATTAGCTCACTTCGTTGTATGTTTGTACCGTTAAAATTCTGTGCCGACACATATACTCCAGTGTTACCAGAGCCAATTGCTCCGCCATAAATTACACTTTGTGACGGGTATGCCGTTGGGCCATCATCTTCATTGTAGCCTTGATTGTCGTTAAACTGTATAGCATTAGTTATCTCAACTTTTCCAGGGCCGTTTGTTTCTAATTTTAAATTTCCGTCAGTTCCTGTTGTTTGAATTACAGAAGCAGGCGCTTGTGTGATTGGGGGATTATTTAATAAGCCTTGTTTGGTCGACTCTTCTTGCAAAAAAGTCATTCCTGCTACATTAAATCTATTAACAAACATAGATCCTACTAGTTGATTATCAACTAGAAGTGCAACAAAACTTTCAAGTGGTAAGTCTTCTGGCTCAGTAAACGGACCAATTGGAAACAGTGCAACATCATAGGTTGACGACCTATCAAATGCTACTACTCGTGTATCGCCTTTTACTTGAGATTCCGGTACTCCAACTAGTGCTCCGGGGGAACGAATTTGGAATGTTGGGTTGGTTTGAATTGCAAGGTCAACATATCTTTTATTAGGAATATCATTATCGTCGGTGACTCGCTCATTATATAATGATGCTCCTCCAACTTTTAAAACTCCGGTATTTCCGGCTTCGGCAAATAAAGTTAAATCGCCTTCGTCCTCGTCCATAGATGTTAACAATGTTTTTAATCGTAACGCACTATTAGAAAAATTAATAAATCCTAGTTCAGTCGAGCCTTCAGCAATTTGCCAGCTTTGTGTAGATTCGTCGTATATGAAAGAAGTGTTAGCTAGTAGTCCTCGATCAATTTCAATACCCGAAAGTATTTTAGTAACTCCAGAACCTTCTTCACCCTTGTTAAGGGTAATGATATTATCTTCTACAGCTAAATCTGTTGTCTGAACAATTAATGTTTCGCCAACAACGGTCAGGTTGCCAGTTATCTTAACGTCACCGGCTTCGGGACCAGTTCCAACATCAAGAATGATGTTAGAACCTTGTTTGGCCTTAATCGTATAATCGCCGTTAACTTGTACAACCTGTCCCATACTTTTTCCTTAAATTAGATTGCTGTTAAAACAATATAATCAGCTGTTGAATCGTTTTCTAAAAACCAAGTATAACGAGTAGCATCGTGGTTAGTAGAAGTATTACTATCTTCACCTCGATTAAATCCGCCACTTAGTACTGGAACTGTTGGGAATCCGTAAGCAATTCTTCGTGATAGTTTAGCAATAGGAACTAAACTTTGATCTGTTGTACCAGCTGTTGAGCCTTGCATTAGGATTTCACCTTCAGCATTTGGAGTTGTGTCAACTAGTTTACCAGTTTTAAATACACCAAAGTGTGTAACTGTAACGCTAGCAGATGCTGTCGCAGCTAAAGTCATTGTTACTTGTGTTGCGCTGTCAATGCTAGCAACTCTAGCACCTGTTGGAATACCTGCACCAGAAATTTCGTCGCCAATTGTTACTTCAATTTGATCACTCATACTTGTTAGCGTATAAGCACCGTTTGATGTAGTTGCTGTGAATGTTTCTTTTTTAGCTACAACGAATGTGTTAGCACCGCGTTGTTTGATAATAGAATATGCTGTAGAAAGCGCACCATCAAAATAGCCGCTTACTGTGATACCTGTGTTACCAAGATTGTTTAGGCCAAGTACGTCTGTACCTCGCACATCTTTCTTTAATGGACGTCCCATTTTGTTTCTCCTTAATATGACGTTTTAGGTCTACGAGGATGGTTACCCCATAAGTCTTGCCGTATGCAAGTTCTTTAATAGACATTGTATTTATCAACGTGCTAACATTGCCATAAGTTCAATTTTTTCAACCATAGCAACTACCCTCTTAATTTCGTCTAGTTCATGCTGGGCTTTTTCTAAATAAGACTTACTGTGCGTTTGTCTGTAGTGGATTCCAGCAATAGCAAAATTTTGTATATGCTGTTCAATGATGTGTTCTATTTGGCTTACATCATGAGTAAACATAGGAAAGCGTTTTCGCCACGCACTAAACTGTTTGCGTAGTTCAGAAAAATCCTGATCAAAATCTATTTCCATACTGATATTTAAGTCAAACAAAAAGGCTCCGAAGAGCCTTTTTGAGTTTCGTTACTATGAACTCTACTGATTAAGCAAACTTCAAGTTAGCTGTTGTAACAGCAACTTTAGCTAGGTAGTCAGCAGCGTTACCTAGAGAAGACGCTGTATTTGTCAACTCAACATAACCATAACGTGTCATGAATGATACGACTGGTTCGAAAGTTGATGGATCTAATACAACACCGCTTGACATCAATGGGATGTATGGGCAGTAGAATGCAGGAGCATCAGATTCGCTAGAACCTTTGTATCCGATCAATACGTCATCGCTAGATGCGTAGCTGTTTACATACACCTTCATAGCACCGTTCAATGTACCAACAAACTTAGTGTTTGTAGGAGCTTCGAATGTACCTTCTGTTGTACGAGCAAATGCGCTAGTAGTAGCAGACTGAAGAATTGTCAATGTTGTTGGGCTTAGAACTGCATAGTTACCAGCACCACGACGTGTACGTTGAGCGATCAAGTTAGAAGCGCGATTGATTTGAACAGCTAAAGCAGCATGCTCATCACCAACGAAAGTAGCTGTACCAGAAACTGTGTTTTGATCATAAGTCAATACAGTTCCAGCCAAGCTATTCAAGCTACCAATAACTTCTTGGTCGATCTCAGCTGTGATCTCTTGTGCAAGAGCAGCCATGATTTCTGCTTCGATGTCAATACCTTGTTGGGCTTGTGCATCTTGAGCAGCTTCAAATGTCCAGCGAGCTGACAATTTACGTGTCTTAGCTTCAACTGTTTGCTTCAAGATTTGAATGCTTAACTTGTTACCAGCAACACCTTCAAGAGCGGCTGTTGAAGCAGCTCTAGCAGTTGAGCTAGATGAGTTAGCAGAATAACCTTGAGCGATTTGGAATGGGCTCAATGCTTCTGTACCAGCAGCAAATTCACTTGCGTCGCTGTAGCGAACACGTAGAGTGTGGATTTGACCAACTGGGCCAGTCATTGGTTGTACACCTACTAACTCGTTAGCAATAACGGTAGGCATTACACGTCTGATCACTGGAAGGATCACACGATTTAGGGTTGCAACGTTGCCAGCGGATGTAGCACCAGCAGTAGCAGACTCAGACAAATACTTGCGGGTATTTTCGAGAGTTGTTGCCATTACTGTGCGCTTGTGACCTTGAAGACCTTCTAAAAGAGCTTCTTTGGTTTCCGACCAGCGTGACTCGAGTAATTGTGACATTATAGTTCTCCTTAAACTTTTAGTCCCGCAAGCCTGCGGATGTCAAAAATCTCAGCGGTTCTTTCCTCACCACTGATAGATTGTGCCTGTTTTTTGTCGCCTGTTATTTCTTTAGCCTCTGTTAGTGCTTTCTTAACAGGAGCACCACCATTCATTACTGATGGGATGTACTTGTCAAAAGCTGCACGTAGCTTGTCTGTTTGTACTGATTCTAGTAGCTCGCCCATTACTGAACGCTTGTCGCCTGTCAATGGTCCTAGCAATTCGTTCATAACTTCCTTGCGTTGGCTCATATCACGAGCAATGCGTAGTTCAGCGTTTTTGCTTTCTACTAATTTTTCTGTTTCAGCAACAATTTTTGCTGCTTCTTCTAATTCCATTTCTTTCTGCGCAACTACTTTTAATAGTTTTGCTGTTTCAGATTTTTCATTTAGATGACTTGCAGCGAATTCGCTTGCGAAAGATTCAAAAATTCTGCGACCAAAGTCATTTTTACGAGCAGCATTAATATCTTCTTTCAACTGAGTCATTTCAGAACGCAAGCCTTTTGAGACTGTTTCTTCGATGATTTTAGCTGACTGATTGATGAAATCTTTTCTAACTTGTTCAAACTTAGCTTTGCTTTCACGTACTAAACGTACTTTAGTTTCTGCTAGGTCCTTTTTATCAGCATGGAATTCTGCGATTTCTTTCGCTAGAGTGTCCACAATAAAAGATTCTAATTTTGCTACGTTGCCTGCAACTGCTTTACGATCTTCATGTAATTCAGCAAGCTCTTTACCCAAATTATTCATAACAAAAGATTCTAATGCTTTAGAATCCTGTGTCATTTTAGCTGCGTATTTTGCTTTTGCTTCGATCAATCCTTGGCGATCTTCTGCGAATTCTGCTAACTCTGCTTGTAAGCGGTCTGTTAACATGCCTTCTACAGCTTCTACCATTGCGGATTTATCGTGCTCATATTTCTGAGCAAATTCTTCACGTAATGTTGCAGTGACTTGTTCACGGTTTTCTTGAATTCTACCTTCCCAGGCTGATTCAATTTCCGATTTGATTTCTTCGGAAATCACATTGTTCTCAAACAATTGTTTTACGATATCTAGCATGTGATTCTCCTACTTGGTTATCTGAGACGTTTGATGATTTTCACCAAACTCTCTGCTATGTACTGCTGTGCCTTTGGGTCGCCTTGGACTTCTTTTGCTATTTTAAATGCCTGATATCCACCTGTATTATTCATCAAGTGTTCATAAACTGGAGTTGGGTAGGCTCCCGGGGCGCTTGGTTGTGCTACTACATCAACCGTGATAATTTCAAAACCTTGAACATTACCTTGGCCATCTACTTCGCCTGAACCTCTACTCGATACTCCCAACTTCACTCCCGCTTCCAACATAGACTGAATTAACTGTCCCATTGGAGTTGGAAGTATTTTAAGTTTTCCGTAGCCGTTTGGACCGTCCATCCACATTTTTGTAATCATGTGACTGACGCGATCCAAGTTAATGCGTAAATCTTCCGGATGATCAACTTCACCTAGTACTGAGTAACCACCAGCGATCTGTTCGTTGAGCGTTTTGACAGCCCTGCCAATTTCTTGAGAAGAATAAACACGCTGGTTTGCATTTCGGATATCACCCTGAATGCAAATGCCGTTTAAATGCAGCGACTTTTTACCATCGCTGCCTTCCTCGCTCTCCAAGACAATCTTAGCCTGATCGTAACTCAAATGTTCTGCTAGAGTAAGTTTTTTCACCGTTTTTTCCTAATTATCTACGACCACGGAAAAGGCTTTGCTTGTTATCAGCTGTTTCAGCTGCGCCTTTCTTTTCAGCGCCATGACCAGGTTCTTTTTTGTTAAACGCATTACCGTTCTTAGCACCTGGAACATTGATATTACCAGCGTTATCTTGTTTTGCAGTGCCCTTTAGTAGACCGTTGCCTTTTAATTGACCTTGGCCTGCCATTGTACCTGCATCTTCTTTAGAAGAAAGAATATTAGCAGTTGTACCGCCCATATCATTCTTCATGTTATCAATAGTAGATTTTGTGTTATCAGCTTTTTCAGCTGCGCCTTTCTTTTCAGCGCCGTGCCCTGCTGGAACTTTTTCTACATACTCACGAACAGTTGCTAGCGATGGCTCACCAAAACCTTCTTCAGGCATTTCTTCGCCACCCATTTCATCTTCACCTTCTTCGTGACCTTTTAATTCGTCAAACTTAGCTTGTAGTTCGTCAACGATAGACTCTAAGTCTTGGAAAAGCTCTTCTTCAGACTTTTCTTCTTCTTCTTCGCCATCTAACTCGCCAGCTAGGTCGTCAGTTGCATCAGCACCCATATCGTCGCCGGCCATTTCGTCGTCACCTTCGTAGGCGATATCTTCGAAATTTTCGTCCATTTTATCTTCTTCAGACTCTTCGTCGTCTGCTGCTTCATCAACTTTATCTTCTTCAGCTTCTTCGTCTGCTGCTGCTTCGTCTACTTCTGTATCGTCTTCATCTTCGATTTCAGATTCGATAAGATCTTCGTAGATTTCACGAGATTTTGCAACTACATACTCGTGGAATAATTCTTCTGCTTTAGCTTGGTCGTTGTTGACCAAGTTCTCTAGCATCTGTGCTAGTAAATTTTTATCTGCCATGTTATATTCTCCTTAAAGATGGGTAGGCTGTCATACATTTTATTTAACACAATGATTACAAATAAGCGTTAAATGGTAGTTTTTTGAATGTTTTCATCTGTATATATAGTACCCGGGAACTTTCCTGCAAATTCATCAAACGATATATGTGTTAAATTTGAATGCGTTAGTTTATCCGGGATAAATGCGTCCGACCCAATAACTCTAAAAAATTGAGTATGTCTGTGATCTCTAATTGTTTTTTCAGTCTGGCTCAGCCAATTTCCGTGGTAGGTTGCAACATCCTCGCTGCGTTTGTAATTAAATGTATTAGCGTATACATTGTTAAATTTTCCATTAATACCTTGGTAGTCAAAGCCAAAAATGTATATTTCTTTATGTCCTCGATCGCAAGCAAAGTGCAATGCCGTTGGGCCTGAGCTCCATCCTTTGTGAGGATGAAAATAATTAATGCCGCTTTTTGCATTAATTCCTTTATTTGGATTTGACCACACGCTATGAGTCTTATGATAGCCAGCTGAAATAATCTCGTTGACCATTTTAACGTCAACTGCTATTAAAAAGTCTGGATCGAATTCTCTGTAAACTGCGTTACAGGCATATACTGTGCCATGTATTAGTAGTGAAGGAGCATCTATTTGCAGTCTACTTCTACCATTACCTAATACGAAAGCGGGTTCATTCTGCGGGTTGTTCTGCTTCAACTGGGGTACCGTACATTTGTTGTATAAAAGCTCTTTCTGATTCTTCTTCAAAATCATGAGCTTCGCTTTGTATTCGCAGCTGGTTAATTTGTTTAAGAGTTAAACGTAGTTTGCGTGTATCTGATTTTTTAACCACAGAACTATCTCTAGAGTTTTCATATCGTTGATCGACTGAAAAGTCATTTGTATTGTCATTAAAATAAAAAAATTCACGTAGGAGCATAATGTATTTATTATTGTCCAGCTGGAGGAGGGGTCGTAGCTTGTGCTGTTTCTCCACCTTCTACAGGAGCCTCAGCAGCTAGATCGTCCGGTGCTTCTGCATCTGCTGCGCCGGCTTCTGCACCAATAGTTGACGGAGTTATACCAATGCCTCTCATTTCAGCAGCAGCATCTCCAACAGATTTTAATTTATTACCATTTTCTTCGCGCCATAGTAATTCGTTTTCTTTGATCTCTTCTTCTGATAATCCTAAGAATCGTTTTAGTGCAAATCGTTTGCTTAAATGCGGAATCTCTGCAACTGTGCTGTAAGTTGCTGCACGAGCTGTATCAAGCTCACTCTGACGATAGGCTGCAAAGTTCTGTGGTTGATTAAATCTTAACTCAAATAAACTGTTGTCAATGTTTACTCCGTTTGACTCCATCCAAATCTTAAATTCTAAGTCTAGAGTTGGAGTGATTAGGTTTTGTAAACGTTTGCAATATTCATTGAAGCGCAGCTCTTGAATGTAGGCTGTTCCTACTTTGCCGTCTGCCATGGTGTTAGGTTGTTCGTCAATTGCTGTTGGCAAATAACTTGCTGGGATTCTTAAAGCACGGAATAATTTATTAGTAAAATAACGTAAATCTGTGATTTCGCCTAGGTTAGTACCACCGGGTAATGTTTCAACTTTAGATCCACGACCTTCTGCTGTCTGTGGAAAGAAATAATCTTCGTTAACAGAAAGTGGGTTGTAACTAGCATCAATCATGTTGTTACCGCCGCCTGTTGAGCTAGGAATACGACGTTGTTGAATTTCGTTTTTAACACGTTCAACGAATGCCATAGCCATGTGTGCTGGCATATTACCTACGTCAACATAGAAAATTCTACGCTCTGGAGCACGTTGTATACGATAGATAATAATAGCATCTTCAAGCAATTCTTTCTGCTTGTATACTTTAAACACGCTCTCTAATAAGCTGTTACCAAACGGAAAGTTTTGATCTAAACCTTCACTTAAACTAATGTGTACAATGTGTTTTGCATCAACAGTAATTTCGTTTGATGCATTTTGAAAACGTGTACCCGGTGGGCGAGCTGCATCACCTACCATACCTCTGCCAAAGCCACCTCCACTAGTATATGAGCTAGTTCCGCTTGGACTTGTATTTGTTGTGTTATGTGGTTGTGTAGCTACTAATGATACAAAGTTAAAATTAATATCTTTTAATACATATTGCTCTGGAGTTTTACCTTCGGACTCGTTAACAATAACTTTAGTAACTTTTACTGGATCGATGTACAATAACTTTTTGGTTTCTGGATCTCTTAAGAAAAAACAGTCACCGTACTTGAATGTATTGCGAACAACACGGAAAGTTCTAATATCAAATTGTTGTTGTTTGACCCATTTCTGCAGACTTTCTTTTAACAATTTAACTTCAGTTGCTGTGGGCTTGCCTCTAAAAGAAATTTGAAAAGGTGTATTATTTTCTTTATCTTTCTGGGTACAAAATTCTGCAAGGATATCAAGGGCAGCGTTTACTTCACTGTCCATGTCCATTGTATCATATTGAATATATCGTTCAACTCGGTTTGGGCTACCTGCATATACATCAGGCAAGTAAGAACTGTAGTTTGTACGTGCTGGCCCGGGACGACCTCCACCACTAATTGGGCTAAAGCCGCCGCCTTGATTATCAACGTTTACAGGGGTAAAGTATTTTTTCCAACTCATATTTTTTTATCCAATTAAGCAATAGCTACGTTAGTGAACATATCCATATTTGCGCCACCTGTAGGTTTTCTCAATTGTTTTTCTCCAGTTTCTTTTGCACCAAGTTGAATTTGAATCAATGTTTCCATCTTACTATTTAAGTTAGAAAGTAGTACAGCCGGCGATTCTTGAGAACCTGCGGGACCTGTAGCAGGACCTCCCAATGATGTTTGTTGATTGCCTGCTAGCCCTTGTTTTAATGCTTCTAATGGATTAGCTGCTAGGCCGGCTGTTGAAGCAACTTCTGGTGTTTTTGGTTTAGCTAATGCTGTTTGGACAGCCGAAGCTGTTGGAGTGTTTACTGCTGTGGCTGTTGCAGTTTCTGGTGTTTTTGGTTTAGCTAATGCTGTTTGGGTCGTTGAAGCTGTTGGCTTGTCTTCTTTCTTAGCTGTTTCAGTTCCTGCTACTACACCACCACTCTTATTTGCAGCAAGTAGTGCTTCTCGTTCTTGATTGATACGTTTTTCAACACCTGCTTTAACTGCTTCTGAACTGCTCTTAAAGTTTGTTTTGACGTTTTCTTTTTTATAATCTTGAATAGAGTTGATGATTTCTTCATCAGTCATCTTATTGGTATCTTTACCCTTAAGAGCTTTGATTATAGTTTCAGTGTTTGCACCATATTGATTGGCAGTTGACATGATTGCTTCTTGTACGCCAAATCCTTTTTTAGACAAATCAATTCCGCTATTTTGTAATTTTGCCATTTGCGGATCATAGTGAGTTGTTTTAGCATGTGCTGACTGAGCTTCACCAAATTTAGTATCTTCCTTTGCAAGTTTTTTCCATTGGGCGTCAAATGCTGCTGAGCCAACTTGCATACCTTGGAATTGATTTGCATACCCAGATTTTTGTAAGAACTTGTCAACGTCACCTGTCTTGCTCGATAACTGAAATGCGCCATAACTCTTACCTCCAAAGTCGCCGTGGCCACTTGATACCGTTCCAGCGTTCCCGCCAGATTCAAACTGGGCTGCAACTTTTCCTAAACCTTTTATATCCGATTTTGGTTCAGTGTATTTGCCAGCAGCTTTTCGGCCAACGTATTCACCACCCATGCTGCCTACTGCACCACCAATAATTCCACCAAGTACTGTACCAACACCAGGCAATATTAATGTACCAATAGCTGCACCTGCCATTGCGCCACCCGCGCCACCTGCAGCTCCGCCTACTCCGCCGCCGACTGCTTCTGATTTTTTCTGTTTGGCTTCATCTTCAGATATTTTGCCTTCCTTTAATTGATCGTTAACTTCACTTAGTTCCATAGCCATACCTGCAATTGCAGTTACCGCAGCAACTCCTCCGCCAATTCGGCCAAGCGACTTTAAACCTTTAGATCCTTTTTTGCCCTTACCGTCAGGCCCGTCGCCTAAGCCGCCTTTGCCGTCAGTTGTTACGTGCATTGGATTTCCAGGTGATCCATTGTACTTGGCTGATTTAGCTTTTTCAATTGCAAGAGATGCTTTATATGCTAACTGAGCAACCTTAAGAGCAATAAAAGTAGCAACAACTGTTTTAATATTTTCAGCTAAAAACGAAAACACTGGAAGAAGGAATGTTTGAGTAAAGTTTGCAAGACTAGTAAACGCACTCATTAACATTGGCATGTTGTCTTTAATAATTTTTGTAAATTGATTACTAGTTTCTGCAATCTGTTGTTTAAACTTTTCCATCGATGCAGGATCTAGTCCTTTATCTTTTAATTCTTGTTCTTGTCTCTTGCGCTCTGCTGCTGCTGCAATCTGTCCTTTTATCTCTGTACCTAAATCTGTTTGACGTGATGCAAGTGTATTTGATGCTACCATCATTCCGTTTAGTTCTGGAATAAACTTTGCAGCAACGCCTCCTAAACTAGATTTTGATAATGCCTTTCCTTCAGATTGTATAAGATTTGCATTTTGAATTACAGCATCTGTAGTGATAGTTCCGGTTCTTTCAGCAGTCTTTCCTAAAGATTGCAAACTTCTACCAGAATTTTTCATAAAGACTAAAAATTGTTGTCCTGCTTCTGTAGTAGCTGTTCCTGTAGCCAAAACTTCTTTGGCACCTTGTTGCATTTCTTTTGGAATGCTAGCCATTAACAATTCTAAATTCTTTTGGCCGTCTGCATCTAGTTTATTTTTTAAATTTAAATATTGCGCATCGGCCATGCGAGCATTTTCTTGTTCTTGCAATGCTTCTTTACTTTGTCCTGTAAGCGTTGCTACTGCATTTAATTCTTTAAGATAGTTACCAGTAACAGATGCAATCTGTTCAGTGGTCATTTTTTGTAGGGCGCCGCCTTTAGCAAGTCTACCACCAAACGTTGCTAACCCGTTATTGATATCTTCAGTGGAGTATCCCATGCGATACAGTTCATCGGCTACTCCGCTTTTACGAATTTGTTTACCTAGTTCACCTAATCGTTTTGCACCATCTGCAGAACCACCGCCAAGTAAAGCTACACTTTCGCCATTCTTTGCAATGATAGAACTAAAAGCATCAAATGTTAGTCCAGCACCGGTGGCCGAATCAATCATGTCAGTAATGCTGCCACCAAAGTTTGCACCAACACTAGCTGATTGCTGAAAGGATTTCATACTTCGATCGGCCGCTTGAGCAACGGTACCAAACACACTAGATAGCATTCTGCCTGCTATTGGAATATGGTTAAGCGTTGCCGCAGCCGAAGTTACACTATTGCCTAAGGTAGAAAAACTGCTCATCATACCAGATAATCCAGTAACGGCTTGCTCTAATCCATTTGCTAGTTTTTCTAGGATAACAATCGAATCTTCTAATTCATTGATGTATTTTTTTTGGGCATCGGCAGCTTTTTTCTGTGCCGCGGTGTTTTTTACCTGCTCTTCAGTGTTGTCTTTAACTGCGTCTGTTTCTTTTTCTCTAGCTCTAGCTGAGTCTTTACTGGCCTTGGCTAATCTACGTAACTCGGCTTCAAGGTCTGTTTGTATTTTTTTGTCTTTTTTGGTACCTTTTGACTGGCTATTCAGCATAGCCGTCATAGTGGCCAGCAGAGCTTTCATCGTTGCTTCGGTTGCTGCGTTGTTTAGTTCTACTGGTTGATCACCAATAGCGCCATATACATCTGCCATAATTAATTTAGACCCCAAAAAATGCGCATATAAATAGAGTTATACACATTTATTTATCGGAGTAAAAAAATGCCAGAACAAACAATTCCGCAGCCAACGGCTAAGCCTGTTAATCCGCTTGCCGGATATTTCAGACAGCCTAAGTTGTATTTGAAATTGCCCAGTAACGGTGAGTTTTATCCCAATGGTACACTAGATCACAGCCAAATTGACGAATATGCAGTTTATGCTATGACAGCCAAGGACGAGTTAATTTTTAAATCTCCTGATGCTTTAATGAACGGTCAGGCCACTGTCGAAGTCATTAAGAGTTGTGTACCTTCGATTAAAGATCCTTGGCTAATGCCTAGTATCGATCTAGATGCTGTGCTAATTGCAATACGAATTGCTACATATGGTGAGGAGATGGAAGTATCATCGATATGTCCTAGCTGTGACCACACCAACGACTATCAAATTAATCTAGTTCATTATCTAGACAAAGCTTCTCATTTCCATTATGTAAAAGAAATCCCTGTTGGTCCGTTGGTAATCAGTATTCGACCATACAACTATAAAGAAATTACTAAAACAGCAATTAGAAGTCTTGAACAACAAAAAATTATTTCTATTGTCAATGACGAGTCGTTATCAGATGAAGAAAAAATTGAACGGTTTGGAGAAAGTTTTGTCAAACTAACTGAGCTTACTGTTGATATTGTTACAGGGTGCATTACCAGTATCCAAACACCGACTGATCTTGTAACTGATCAAGAGCAAATTCAAGAATTTGTTAATAACAGTCCAACAGAAGTGTTCAATGGCATTAATGATCACATTACTAAATTGAAAGATGAGATTGCTCTAAAAGCTCAAACAGTTAGTTGCCAAGAATGTGAAACTACTTTTGATGTCGAATTGACAATGGATCAAACAAATTTTTTCGGAGTAGGATCTTAACCCTCTCCCGTCCGGAGATCCTACAGTATGTTAAATCATTAGAAAAAGAAGGACAGGAGCTCAAGAAAGATCTCTTGAAGATGTGCTGGTACATGCGCGGCATGAGTTACCAAGATGTCCTTAACTTAACGCACGATGAACGCATGATCATCGGGGAAATCATTAAAGAAAATTTAGAAACAACTAAGAAATCAGGACTACCTTTCTTTTAAAGTTTCTTGATAAGTTTTTGAATTTCTCGTTTGGCAGAGTTATCTATAGGTCTGTCATTAACTACGTTAGTCAATCCCATCTTTAGTGCAGCTAAATCAATCCCATCTAGCGGACTACTACTATCAGAATCTCTGCCCGAAGATGAAGATCTTGAACGTAATCCCATTGCTGATCTAGCTAATGTGCCTAATGCACTTGACCCACCACTGCTATCTCCGCTATCCGCAGGAGCAGACTGACTGCTTGGTTGACTGCTACCGCCTGCTTTGGCCTTATCTTGAACAGCCATTAAGAATGCTGCATCAATTTGTTTATCACTAAGTGCTTCAAGGATACTATTGCCTGCGTTCTTGCGACTGTTAAGGTCCAATGAACCTTGTTTACCGCTAGATCTAACTTGGCTTTGTTTACCTAAACGTGCTAGTGTTTCACGGCCCTTTGGACCTAACGCCTTGCTTTTAGTTGAAGTGGAGTTGCCCTGGTCTATTTCTTTTTGCTTTCTTTGACGATCAAGTTCAGTGTTATTGGCCATTTGCTGTTTGAAATTATCAACAGCACCGCCCGGATTAGTAGAACCAGGAGTTGTTGTAACAGGAGTAGGTTTAGTTGTTACTTTTGCAGCAGCATCATTAGGTGTTGTAAGCTGTTTTGCCATTTGACCAAATGCGTTTGCGCCAGCATTTGACGGAGGAGCAGTAGGTTTGCCGCTACGTGCATCACGTTTTTTAACAGCACTAGGAGTTTGACTTTGTTGTCCAGCTACTTTACCACCTCCTTGTGGGCGACCAGTAGCTGGTGCTGTGCCTGGTTCAGGATCCATAGTAGGTTCAACAGGATTAGCTTGCGCACCACCTAATGATTTTTTAACTCTATCAACAGGATATCCTGCTTTTTGTAGGAAAGCAATCAGATTATCGGATTCAGCTTCTTGTCCAGTTGCACCAAGCATCTTCATATAATCTTGTTTTAATTGATTTGAAGCATTGCCTGTATCTAGAACGCCTTTTGATTTACCACTACCAAAAGCACTCTTAACTCCATGCCCTAACTTACTGAGCATACCTAAAGGAGCTTCAGTTACTTGTTTGTTTTCGATTAAAATATCATTTATACGCATTTGATGAATTCCGATTGTTTTTTATTTATTGTAAAAAATGAGCTAAAGCTCATTTGCGTTTTCGCTTACGCTCAACGCATTTTTCTTTCTTAGAACAATATCGAAGTTATAAATGCGAAGCATTAAGTATTATGCAGATTGTTCAGTCACACTTAACCCTGTTACGGGTCAAGAAGCATTATGCGAGTTGCACAGTACACTTAGCGTTAAAGCAGTTACAGAGGCGGTCATCCGGTACCTCGAGCTCAGTCAATATGACGGTGGATTAATACATATACGCTAACATACGCATTAACCTAAGGGTTTCTCTCCCTTCTTTTTGCCTTGTTTTTCTATTCAAATAACCAAATCGCAGGTCTTAGTAGCGATCGTCATCCTTTCGGGTAGTGGTTAAGCACCTTTGCGGCAAGGTTTTCCGTCCCTGTGATCCGAGATCCAGGTATAGAGCGCACGAAATTAAGCCTGCGCTAGCTGAAAATACCGCTTTATTTTGCCTGAGATTGTTCTAAAAGACGTTGTCTAAGTATGTTTGAACCGCCAACTCTGACGTTTATAATGCCATTATAATAGTCATCTGTTTCTAAAACTCTGCGTTCAAACTGCTCTCTAGCCTCTAAATAACTTAGTTCTGCCTTGGATTTGCAAAGGTAAAGTATTTCTCTTGTGAAGTTTTCCGGACCTAATGCTTGGACGTCTGCGTTTAACCTATCAGATGAACCCCAGTATTCGCGCCAATCGCTTTCTACTGTGCTTCTTCTTTTAAGTTTTTTGCCTTTGAGTGGGGGTTTAGTACGTTTGAATTGTGCTAATTTCTTGCCTATGTACTTCTGTCCGGTTACGGTATTCGTGATTATGTAAACAAAGCCAATATAGCCTTCTGGTATTTCATTTACGGGTTGATTTTGATACGTCCATTGCACTCATTTAGTTACCTTGGGCGGTCTGCCTATCATGCCTTTTCTGGATTTTTTGCGTTCTTCACGCTTTGCCTGTATTTCTATTCTGCGGGTACTTGCTTCATTGCGTATTTCTGATAGCCAATATCGTGCCTTAATGCCTGCTTCGTCTGAGCCTTTGTATTCAAATCGTTCTTGCCACTTAAAATATTCCTGAAAAGCAGCAATCATTTTATCGTGAGCTTCGGTTGTCAAGCAACAATCTCCACATCGTTGCTATAACTAGTGAATCCGTTCTCCTTAATAACTTTAAGAACATGATTAACACGACTAGTTAGATCATCTCTATGTGAAATTAAGAATACATTCTTGTTACGCTCACGAGTCATTTTCTTAAGCACAGCAATACTAGATTCTACCCCGCTTGCATCCATGCCCGAATCTACTAATTCGTCGATGAACAGTAAATTAATAGGATGATACAGATTCTCCCATACATCTCGGAAAGCCCAGCTCATAGATAAGATTAATCTATTACGCTCTCCACGTGAAAGATTATCAAAATCAAGATCTTGACCTAACTGTGTAATAATAACACTTAGATCATTCTGAAACTCAACAATGTGCGGAAGTCCAATTCTATCAAGATAATAGGTTAATCGCTGATTTAAGAATGCTAGATTTTGATCAATGATTCGTTTGCGAACAAAACTATCTTTATTTGTTAATAGTTTGTATAGGAACTCTTGGTGATCTTTAATCCTTGTTAATTCGTTAACAGCTTCCCAGTCAATTTCTTGTACAGCAGTTTTACGCAACTCTTCAATTTGTTCTAAGTACGGATTAGTTTCAGCTTCTTTTAACACTAGGTCTTTTTCTAAACTAATAACTGTGTTTTTATGATTAAGTGCTTCTTCTAATGTATCATACTGCACTTTAGGACAATTGCCTAGTTCTCCTAATTCTTTAAGAGCGTCAGTTAGTTCTATCCATTGTGTGTTTGTACTCAATGCTTGCAATGCAGATTCTTGCAGAGCTTTCTTTTTAGATTCTAGTACTTCTTCATGTTTACTGTCGTGAAGGTCTTGACCGCATGCATAACATTTATGATCTTCTAAATCTTTAATTTCTTTTTTAAGTTTTTCAATTTGTTTTGTCTCTCGTGCTTCGTCTAACTCTGCACGACTGATAGCCTTAGTTAAATCGTCGATGTCTTTACGCTTTTGGTTAAATGCAGCAAGTTCTTTATGTGCTGCAATTTCAGCTTCTGCATCAATATGGCTTAATACATCGATACTTTTTAATAGATTCTCAATATTTTTTTCTTTAGTATCATCCCAAATACTTTGTTTTCTTTCTAATGCATCAATACTCTGTTGAATACGTGCATTGCTAGCCTTAACAGTTTCAATTCTTGTGTTTTCAGTCTGAATATGATCTTTACTTAAACGAATTTGTTCTTTAAGAGCTTCTGCTTTTTCTGATAGCAAAGTAATACCTAGCAACTGCTCAATAATACTACGTTGATCACCCGCCTTCATAGCTAGAAACGGTTCAGTATAGGTGTTCAACGCCACAAGATGTTTAAACATCTCGTGACTCATGTTAATCATTTCTTCGATAGACTTTTGAGTTTCGCGGCTGTCGCCTTGACTTTCATCTAGATCACTCAATTGTTGTTCTTGACCGTTAATACTAAATTTTAAGACGTTAGGTTTTCGACCTCGTTCGATGTGATATTCAACGCCATCTTTTTCAAAAGTAACAGTTACCAACATGCCTTTGCTGTTGATCTTGTTAATAAGGTTATCACGTTTGATATTTGTTAGAGCTTGACCATATATAGCATAGCTAAGTCCGTTAATAATAGTAGTCTTACCAGTGCCATTGCGAGCTCCACTATCATCACCACCTAGATCTAGGTTTTCACCTAAGACTAAAGTGAGTTGTCCTTTGTCAAAGTCGATGGCTTGGGTCTGATTGCCCACGCTCATAAAATTACGAACAGTTAGGTTTTTAATTTTAATCATAGATCTTTATAGATATCCAATAATAGATTTTTGTCGTATGCTGAACTATCGATAGCATTAATTTGGTTCATAACAATTGTATCTACACTTTCAAATGTAATGTCGACGGGCGTTGAATTTGATTCAACTTCTACTTTTTCAGGAATTAACATTAGTTCACGTAAATTATACTGTGGTATAAATGTTTCACGAATAAAGTTTGCTTCTTCGAAACTAATAGGAAGGTCAATAGTTACTCGACAATGCATCTTTTTACGTAACAATGCATCCGGAGCATCAATAATCTGACTTAACTTGTATGTTCTAAATGTGGGTTGATCAGGCCATGTATGATATTCCGGCTTACCACCCCACTCTAATATCATCATACCGCGATCGTCGTCGCCGGCGTCTGCGTAGTTGTGTGGGAATGCGTTGCCAATATAGGTTACATTACCCTTGCTTTGACGTTTATGGAAGTGACCACTAAACACATATTCCTGATTACCAAAATGTCCTGCTTGTAATTGTCCATGATCTGGCATTTGTACCATAGCATTCATATAGAACAAGGGTAATTCTAAATGTCCAAAGATATAACGGCTCTTCATCTTAGGAACATCCTTCCATTCGTCGCCTACTAGCCAAGGCATGATAGTAACATCGCCCTCTACTAGTGTTTCCTTGATAGGAATAACGTTTGGAAACAGGCGCATAAACTCAATAGAGTTAATTTCTCGCTTGTCTTTATAGAATAAATCGTGATTGCCTAGAATGAAATATACTTTTTCGAAAGATTGGCTTAGACGTTCTAAGTTTGACACCGTATAGTTCATAGTACTTACGTCTGTAGTACTACGATTATGATGCCAGTCACCTAGGAAGATTGCAGTTTCGCAACCTTGTGCTTTGGCAGTTTCACAGAACCAAGAAACAAAATCTTCGCAATCTTGATTATGAGTTCTACTACCAGATTTGAGTCCGAAATGTATATCGGTAAAACAAGCTACTTTTTTGAATAATGACATTGTGATCTCCTTTATTATTGTAACACACTTACAACACTAGGTCAATCCCAATCTCCTCCACCGCCGTCGATACTTGCTCCACCTGTAGTGATAGTTGTTGGTCCGGCAGCGGTATTTGCTCCGCCACCACTGTTCTGTCTAGTCCAACTTGGATTCATTCCATTCATTTCGAGTATGTCGTCTCGGATATTTTGATTGCGTTTTTCAATGTTGATGATTCTAACAAATGAATTTGTAACAGCAGCAGTATAATAAGCAAAAGGATTATCAGATTTGCTTTCATCGAACTGTAGACCAATTTGAGTAAGCTGTAAAATTGCTTGCCCACGCATTTCATCGTTGTAAGTATATCCACGGACGTTTCCTCTAGTTGCATATCGCTCACAAAGTTTAATAAACATACGGGCTAGATTATTAGTCATCATGCCGTGCTCTTTATTAAAAGTCCCTGTAGTAAAATCTCCCTTCCAGTGACTTTTGCCTACTAAAATTAAATTGTCGTTGTCGTCAAATTTCCAATGTTGGAATGGAGGAAAATTTACTTTTTCATGACTATCGGCAGTATTCTTTAAAGTCTTTTTGCGACCCGGTGCTAATGGAACATGCTCAAATGTCATTACACGAAACACTACATCTGTTTTAGCAATTTTCTTATAATCAATTTCAAAATCTTTGGCACTTTGTTTCTTACCGGTTGCTAGTACAGCAGCTTCATGTGCTAGTTTTGCCAATCGACTTGCACGGTTTCTTTTAGCTTCGGCAATTGTTCTAATATTAATCTTTGCCAAATTGGGGACAATCATATCATAATCAGCAAATGCTTTGTCAGTAAAGGAACAATATGTGTTTTTGCTGAGATGGATCTCTTTTAATAGATCCTTGTTTGTCAAGTACTTTATCTTCGGTACAGTAGTTATAGTCATTAGTTTAGATTCTCCTATTACTTATATAATAGCACATTTTTAAAGAAATAAATAGACTAAAGGGAGAAAAATTACAATGAGTTTGCCCACAAATCCTCAAGCAGCACTGGTTTCTAGCTTATCGTCATCTATATCGAAGGCAATGTCGCAGTCTGGAGCGTCATTAAGTTCTATGGCCAGCACAATGTCTGGCGTAAATTTAGGTAATACTGTGTCTAGATTGGCTGGAGAAATTGGATCCGGGCTCAACGGAGCAACCGCAAGTATTGGTAATGCAATTGATGCAGGCCAAAAATCTATACAAGGTTTAACTTCGTCACTTGGTGTAAATGGCGGAACCCTAGGCGGTATTGCTAATCAAGCAAATAATCTTGTATCAAGTATTGGCGGAACTGCTGGATCAATTAGTAATTTAACCGCTGATGTTGCAGCATCTGTTAATAAGTTAACAGGCGGAAATATTGCAGGAGGATTATTAGGAGTTGCTGGTAATATATCAAAAGCTGCTGGCATGCTTAATAATTTACTAAGTGTAAGACGCGGCGCAAATCTCCCAGCCAACGGGCAATTATTTCAGTCTAGGGGTGCGTTAGTTTCAATGTCCCCAGTTCCAGGAAACGACTGGCGTGTACGATTAAATTGTAATTGGGAATTATTTGAATCTGATCTTTTTAATGCTACACTAAAAGAGACTGGCGGTCTAGTCTGGCCATATCTTCCACAAATTACAGTAAGCACAAAAGCAAACTATACATCAATTGATCCAGTACACAATAACTTTCCCTTCCAAGCATATAAAAATAGTCAAGTTGATGATATTACTATTAGCGGAGAATTTAGTTGTGAAGATGAACAAGATGCATATTACTGGATTGCAGCTACAACATTCTTAAGAACTGCAACTAAAATGTTTTACGGCACAGGAACCAATGTAGGAAATCCACCAATCGTATGTAAACTTAACGGGTATGGCAGCAACATTTTTAATTCAGTCCCGGTTGTTGTTAAAGCAGCGTCCTTTGATATGAAGGATGATGTGCAATATATCAAATGCCAAATGGGAACTATGACACAACCGTCTTGGGTACCTATTATGAGTACAATATCTATTACAGTAACACCAATATACAATAGATCAAAACTACGCCAATTCAGCTTAGAAGATTTTGCCAGCGGCAATACAGTAAGCACAGTAGGATACCTATAACATGGCAAACTATCGAAAAAGTTCTCCTTATTTTTTATCTAAACAAAATAATTTATATTTAGAAACTTTAGTAATACGTCCCGTGCCTGCAGAACCAGATGATTTTTTATACAAAATAGAAAATCAATATAATCATCGCCCGGACTTATTATCATTTGATCTATACGGAACCCCAAAACTTTGGTGGGTATTCATTCAACGAAACATGGATGTATTAAAAGATCCAATATTTGACTTTGTCCCTGGCGCACAAATTTATATACCTAAAAAAGCTAATCTACAAAAGTACCTAGGAGTATAACGTGGCAGTTACATACGATCTCACTGGTGTCACACAAATATTTGATGACGGAAGCAAGTTAACAACTTATTCAGATGGTACCATGTTATCTAGAGATACAGGTGGCGGCCTTGCAGTAACAAAACCAGACGGCACACCAGTTGCCAGATCATTAACAAATTTTTCTCCAACAAATTTAACATTAGGTTCGGTATCTACCGCAGCAACTGAAGTTGTAAATTCTGCTACTGTTAATGCCTTAGGAAGTGGATCCTCGCTTAACGGATTGCGTGGGTTAGGGTCAGTTGAATCAAATCCTCTAGAAAAATTTGCCACGTACAATACCTTGTTTACATTAGCAGCACTATCAGCAGACGAATGCAATAACCCATTCTTATATAGAAATACTGGGTTTAGTGAAGGTCAAGTAGTAATAAGTTCTGCAGGAAGGTACGACGAGTCTCGTGCTAGGACAGCATCGGGTACGCCTGAATATTTTATTAACAATTTTCAAATGACACAAGTGTTAACTGGGTCTCCAGACACTGGCTCTTCAACAGGAGTTAACATGTCATTTGATGTATATGAACCATATAGCATGGGTCTATTTTTACAAAGTCTTCAATATGCTTCAATACAAGCAGGAGTCGCTAATTATCTTGACGCACCTTTTTGTATAAAAATAGAATTTGTGGGATTTGATGATCAAGGAAACTCTTATATTGACGTTATTCCTAGATTTTATACAGTGCAGTTAAAAAGATCAAACTTTACAGTTACCGAAGGCGGAAGCACTTACAAATTTGAAGCAATCCCATTAAACCATGCAGCATTTAGTGACATTGCAAACAAGGTCTATAGCGATGTTTCCTTAGTAGGTGATACTGTAAAGGAAGCATTAGTAACCAGTGAACGAAGTCTTGTATCTGTGCTTAACGCTTTTCAAATAAAAACAGCAAGTGAAATTCCAGGGGCACTACCTGACAAATACGAAATACATTTTCCAACTACATCGGCAGATCCAATTCCTGGAGTGGACGATGAAGAAACAGGTGGTGCTGTTGTTAATATTGGATCTGTTGGAACAGTTACAGCCAAGTCGGTAAAAAATGTTTTAACTGAAGAGTCATTCACAGAAAATACAATCGGTAACGCATCGTTTAACTTTCAAATTGATTCCGCCGGCAATTACGTAGCACCGAAAGCTTCACAAGTTTATGATGAAATTTCAGGCAAAGTTGATCTTAATAAAGTGTCAGTTGATGCTAAAAAACGAACATTTCAGTATTCTCAAAATACTTCTATAACACAAATTATAACAAATATTATTATAGAAAGCGACTACGGAAAGAAAAATTTAAAACCAGAAAATTGGGATAACGGGTTTATTAATTGGTTTAGAATTGATATGCAAGTTCAATTTTTAGGAAACGATACTGCAAGAAATAAAAAAGCTAAAAAATTAATTATTCGAGTAATGCCATATCGTGTACACAGTTCAGTGTTTGCAAACCCAACATCGGCACCAGTCGGCTATCCTGAGCTAACTGATAAAATTGTTAAACAATATGATTATATCTACACTGGACAGAATAATGATCTAATAAAATTTGATATACAAATTAACAATGCCTTTTATACTGCTATTGCTCCAACGTCAGACGGTACTGGCGGTAGAACAACTAACCGAGATATCAATAGTGCTGGAAATGAAGATATTGAAAAATCAACAATCGACACAGGTACAGCCGGAGCAGAAACTCAATTTTCGCCAACAGGTACCCCTTCGGCTAAACCAGATCCTGCAGCCGCCAAAAAACTAATGGGCGGTTCAGGAAACATCACAACAGCTACTGATATTGCAACCCAATTTCATAAAGCATTTTTATCTAATACTATTGATTTAATTTCTATTAATTTTGATATTATGGGCGATTCTTATTGGTTGTCCGACAGCGGAGTTGGCGGTTATATTGCTGGTGCAGATCCTACATCTTTATCAACCGCCGATGGCGCGGTTAATTATGAAGCAGGTGATTCTTTTGTGTATCTAAGATTTAGAAGTCCAATTGAGCCAAAAGAAGATAACGGTGATTATTTGTTTGTTGATAATGCAGATAGTCCGTTCAGCGGAATTTATAAAGTGATCAAAGTAGATCACATAGTGAACGATGGTGTATTCAAACAGAGTCTTAAAGCAATCAGAATGCCGTTACAAGCTAGCGACTTCCAAGGCAAAGTACCGACAAATGTTACTACATCGGCATTGAAAGCAATCGACGGTGTACAAAAAGAACCAACATCCCCAATTGATGATACAGTATTGGCCGACGAAGGATTCACACCACCAGATGATCTTAACGATTTTTACGGATAAAATATGGCAATAGAAGGAAGAAGTTCGGAACAACTTGCCCAAGCTAAAGCAGGCATTGGAACAGGTCCCTACCTAGCAAAGGTAGTGAGTCATCTTGACCCGTCATTTATGTCAAGTTTAGAGGTAACACTACTTCGCGACCAAGGAAACTCAGTAGGTGCTGACGGCCAAACATATGTGGTCAAATACATGACTCCGTTCTTTGGAAGTACCTCATACGAATTCATGGGCACAAATACAGGAAATTCCGATGCCTATAATGATACGCAAAAAAGTTATGGTATGTGGTTTGTTCCGCCCGATGTTGGTGTAACAGTTATGGTTATGTTTGTTGATGGAAATCCGTCGGAAGGATATTGGATAGGTTGCATTCCGTCTAAATTTGCAAACAACATGATACCTGCAATTGGCGGATCAAGTCAAGTTGATATAAGTCCTGCAGACAAATCCAAGTACGGAACCACTGCTCAATTACCAGTTGCTGAAGTTAACAGAAAAGCGAACGATCTTACTAAAGGGGCAAGCGTTGACAAAATTAAGAGACCAGTGCATCCTATTGCAGATAGATTTTTAGAGCAAGGAACACTCGAAGATGACATTCGAGGTGTAACAAATTCTTCAGTTCGTCGAGATATTCCTAATATGGTGTTTGGGATTAGTACTCCTGGCCCACTAGATAAACGTGCAGGCGCCAAAAAATCTTACGTTGGAAGAAAAGACTCTCATAGCCCTACTCCAGTTCCAGTTAGCCGATTAGGCGGCACACAGCTAGTAATGGACGACGGTGACGATCAGTATCAACGTAAAAAATCAGCAAGCGAAGGCGGCGTCGAATACGCAGATATTCTAGCTGGAGAAAAGGGCGACCCTAACATTCCTTACAATGAATATTTTAGAGTCCGTACTAGAACTGGACATCAAATACTTTTGCATAATAGCGAAGATTTAATTTACATCGGTAATGCTCGAGGAACAACGTGGATTGAAATGACCAGTAACGGAAAATTAGATATCTATGCACAAGACAGTGTAAGTATCCATACAGAAAATGATTTAAATTTCCGTGCAGATAGAGACGTTAATATAGAAGCCGGAAGAAATATAAATCTTAGATCAGTAGAAGGCAGACTTCATGCAGACGTTGCGACAAATTTAGAAATAGTGATAGGAAAAGACGGACTTATTACTACGGTAGGGAATGTTGATATAAACACCAAGGGAAATAATAAAATTACATCCACTGGTACATTAGACATTAAAAGCGGAAAAGAAACAAAAATTACGTCTGGAGCCGCAGCCGATATCAGCATTGCAGGAACCATGAAGATGACGTCAACTGGTGATGCAAGTCTTGGCGGAGCAAATATTGTGATGACTGGTGGAAAAATTAATTTAAATGGTCCTGCAGCTCCGACAGCAACAAAGGCAACAGATGCAACAAAAGTAGAAGTACTACCGTTGCATGAAAATATTGTAACCGACGGTACACAAGACTGGGCAAAAACCAAATACCTAAAAGCAGAGCCGTTAGAAAGCATTATGAAGCGGTTGCCAATGCACGAACCCTGGCCACTACATGAAAACTTTGCTCCGTCGTTTTATACTCCAGACAATACAGATAGGGATGTAACATAATGGCAAAATTATATAATCAAAAAACAGTAGCATCTAATACCGCTTCTGTTGGAAATCAAAGTATATCGGCTTTTACCTACAAAGGGTTTAGCAGTAATGAAACAAAAAAAGGATTTAAGCTGTTTGACATTGATCTAGTTAAGCAAGATTTGTTGAATCATTTTTATATTCGCAAAGGCGAAAAATTAGAAAATCCCGACTTTGGGACAGTAATTTGGGATCTGCTGTTTGAGCCATTTACTGAAGACGTTAAAAAAATGATTTCTGATGATGTTCAAACTATAATCAATTATGATCCAAGAATTGCGGTGAATTCTGTAATAGTAGACAGTACAGATCAAGGAATAAGAATAGAAGCTGAGCTGATATATTTGCCTTTTAATTTAAATGAAAGGCTAACGTTTGATTTTGATAGAAGTAATCGAACTATTATCTGAGCAGTTTATTTTCCACGATAAATATAGGATAGGAAGGTAAAATGACAGCAACCACAAGACAAAATAATTTAATTCTAAACGAAGACTGGAAGAGAATCTACCAGACATTTAAGAACGCTGATTTCAAAAGCTACGACTTTGAAAACCTTCGTCGAGTTATTATTGACTATATTAGAGAAAACTACCCAGAAGATTTCAATGACTATATTGAAAGTAGTGAATACCTTGCGTTAATTGATGCTATTGCCTTCCTAGGCCAAAGCCTGTCCTTCCGTATCGATCTTGCTAGCCGCGAAAATTTTATTGAACTTGCAGAGCGTAAAGAAAACATACTACGTCTTGCTCGGATGCTAGGATACAATGCTAAACGTAATATCCCAGCTAAAGGGCTTTTAAAATTTGACACAATTAGCACCACAGAAAGTATCCTTGACGGAAACGGAAAGAATTTAGCTCAACAAGTTATCATCTGGAATGATCCTACTAATGCTAGCTGGAATGAACAATTTCTATTAATATTAAACGCCGCAATGGCAGATAACACAGAATTCGGTCGTAGTCAAGGTACTGAATTTATTCAAGGGATTCAAACAGATCAGTATCGATTTAGAACTTCGTCAGCAGATGTACCAATTTATGCATTTACTAAAACAGTTGCTAGTCGCAGAATGGCATTTGAGTTAGTCAGCACATCCTTCCTTGGTAAAGAAGAAATTTACGAAGAAGAACCATTTCCAGCAAATCAATTAGGATTTATATATAAAAACGACAGTAAAGGTCCAGCAAGCGCCAACAACGGATTTTTCTTACTATTCAAACAAGGAAGTCTAGAAGTTGCTAACTTCAGTATCTCAGTTCCAACAACTAATGAAAAAGTATCAGTTGATGCCCAGGGAATTAATAACAATGACTTATGGTTATATTCTCTATCATCTACTGGAGCTCAAACAACAAAATGGACACAAGTTCCTGCATTAGTTGGTAACAACATTGCCTATAACAGCCTAACAAATCAGATTAAAAATGTATATGCTGTTAACACCAAAGAAAATGACAAAGTAGACTTATTGTTTTCTGATGGTGTGTACGGTAATTTACCTCAAGGTAACTTTAGAGTATATTACCGTGTAAGCAATGGACTGTCATATGCAATTGCGCCATCAGATATGCGCGGCATTACTATTTCGATTCCGTATATTAATAGCACTGGTGTTGCTCATACATTAACAATTAGTATGAGTTTAAAATATACTGTAACTTCTTCTACCCCTGCAGAAACGATAGATTCTATTAGAGCTAATGCTCCTGCAACATACTATACACAAAATAGAATGATTACTGGTGAAGATTATAATCTTGCTCCGTTGTCTAGCAGTCAGGATATTTTAAAAGTAAAAGCAATTAATAGAACGTCAAGTGGAATTTCTAGAAATTTTGATTTAATTGATGCTAGCGGAAAGTACTCTAGTGTTGATGTATTTGCAGACGACGGGTACCTTTATAGAAACCCAGTTGAAACAGTTTTGAGTTTTAAATATGCAAATAAGGTTGACATTTATAATTTTATCAGACAATATCTAGAAACTGAAATAGCTAAAACAGATTCTTACAATTTTTATCTTACAAAGTTTACAAAAATTATCTTTGTTGATGACACATCTTTATGGACAAGTGTAACATCAATAAACGGAAGCAGTACAGGATATTTTAAAAATTCTGTTGATGAATCAAAATTAAAAACAGGTGTTTATACTAATAACACATTAAAATATCTTACTCCAGATGCATTGATTAAATTCTTGCCAGGAGAAGGAAAAGCCTTTAAGAAAGGAAAAATTGTCACAGCTAATCCAACAGATCCAACACAAACTCCGTATATATGGACTAAAGTTATTAGTGTTGTAGGAGACGGTACAAACACTGGACGAGGTGTATTGCCATCAGGATTAGGTCCAATTACATTCAGCAATGTTATCCCTAATAATGCAATAGCATCCAGAATTATTCCAAAGTTTGTGTCTAATATTCCATCGGCGCTGGAAGCAGAAATTGTTAACCTAGCGTTTACAAACATTAATTTTGGTCTACGATATGATGTTGCAACAACTACTTGGAAAATTATTACCCCTGCTAATTTAAATTTAGTAGACGACTTTACCTTGGGTAAAGCTGGAGATATTTCTAATTCAAATTTAGATGCATCCTGGGTTATTGCATTTGTTAAGCAACCAGATCGATACATTGTTAAAATTCGAGGTATGGAATATATCTTTGGTAGCTTACAAAAAAACAGATTTTATTTTGACCCTAGTCAAAAAATATACGATAGTTTAAATGGTACAGTAATTAAGGATCAGGTCAAGGTATTAGGAATTAATACTAACAGTAATCTTATAACACAGTTAGTGCAAGACATGCCTTTTGAAATAAGCGATAGCATTAGATTTGAAGATGGATACCAAAGTACTCGAGAAATTAAATTAGGATTTTACGATAGCAACAACGATGGAGTAATCGATGATCCAGACGAGTTTGAGAGAATCGTAGGTACAGAATCTACAGTTCCGTCGCCGTTCATCTTCTTCCAGCAGATTATTGATAGCACTGGCGCTAAAACTTTCCAGTACTTAGATAATTCAAACGATACAATCATTCCTGTATTAAGAGAAAGTATGATTAACATCAACGATCCTTATGTTGATGGACAATTATTTTATTTTTATGATAGTACAGAAAATGTTATTAAACGTATTGATAGAACAACCGGCACATTAATAATTGACAATACATACAGAGGCAATTTAGGTCGTGCAGGATTAAAATTCCAATATATTCACAATGCTAATGTGGATAGAAGAATCAACCCGAGCGTTAGTAATATTATTGACGTATACTTATTAACTAGATCTTACGATACAAGTTATAGAAATTATCTAATGGGTCTAACAGTAGAACCTACTCCGCCAAATTCTGATAACTTAAGAATAAGTTTTGGAGCAAATTTAAATTCTATTAAATCAATCAGTGATGAAGTAATATATCATCCAGTAACCTACAAAGTATTGTTTGGTCCACAAGCAGATGCAAAGCTTCAGGCCCAATTTAAAGTAGTAAAAAATCCATCTAGAACATTAAACGATAACGATTTAAAAGTTAGAATAGTTACAGCAATTAATACATTTTTTGATGTGTCTAATTGGGATTTTGGAGATAAATTTTATCTTTCAGAATTGATAACTTACATATTAAATTCTACAGCCCCTGACGTATCTAACATGACCATTGTTCCAAAACAAGCTAATCAAGCGTTTGGAAGTTTGTTTGAAATACAAAGCAAAGCTGATGAAATTTTTGTCAGCGGAGCAACAGTTGATAATATTGAAATTGTATCAGCAATCAATGCAGCCGAGATTGGTGCAATCTCAGGCACAATAGTGACTACAACGAGTAACATTTAATTATGGCAAATAAAGTATTTCCTAAAAGTCAGCTTCCTATAAGACGAACTGTTGATTTCTTACCACAGGTTTTTCAAACGGACACTAATGATAAATTTCTAAATGGAATCTTTGATCCATTAATTCAACCAGGTGTTTTAGAAAAAACAGTTGGGTATGTTGGCCGTAGATACGGAAAAACATTTAATGGAACAGATGTTTACTTAGATACTGATAATACATTGCGAAGTCGCTACCAGTTAGAGCCAGGAGTAGTTACAAAAACTAATGGCAAGACTACAAATTTTTATGATTATCTAGATTTAAAAAATATTTTAACTTTCTTTGGTAACCTTGACGAACGCGATGATCTAGTTACTAGCCAAAAGCACTATTCATGGAATCCGCCAATTGATTGGGATAAGTTTATTAATTATCGAGAGTACTATTGGGTTCCAAGTGGTCCGCCACCGGTTAGGGTATACGGATTAAATTCTACAGTAACTAGTTCATACAGAGTAAAAATGTCTGAACAAAGTTCGTTTATTTTCTTCCCAGACGGGTATACAAATAACCCAACTATTACCTTATATAGAGGTCAAAAATATAAATTTGTTGTTAATGCTCCAGGAAACGGATTTGTAATTAGAACAGCTTACGACACAGGATCATTACTTTACGATCCAGACTTTGCATATCCTGCCGGTTCAGTAGTAGTATTCGATGGCGGGCTATGGAGGGCAACGGCTCCAATTAATCCGGGCGATGGCAGTACGATTACTCTTGATTCTCAGGATTGGGAATTCCTAGAATCTTCAAATAGTCCAAAGGCGTTAGATTACGACAACGGAGTTACTAACAACGGCATTGAAGTTGGAACTGTTACTTTTGAAATACCGTACGATGCTCCTGATGTTCTTTATTATCAAAGCAGAACAGATCCGAATAGATTCGGCCGCTTTTTAATTGAGGATATTATTTCAAATACTAAACTTGATATCGAAAAGGATATTGTAGGCAAAGTTGAATACACCAGCGGTAATGGAATAGTATTGACTAACGGTCTTATTGTATCATTTGGTGGAACAGTATTGCCAACAAAATATGCTAAAGGTAACTGGTTAGTCGAAGGCGTAGGATCGAGCATTACCTTAACTGCGTTTGACGAGTTAGTTATTCCTGTCTTAAATAAAAATTTTCCAGATGTATTATTTGATAATGAAGGTTTTGATTCGTTACCGTTTGATGATGCATCGTCTTATCCTGGTGCTCTTGATTATCTTACCATTGCAAAAAGCAGTCGAGACGCAAATCCGTGGAGTCGTTATAATCGATGGTTCCACAGAAGTGTATTAGAGTATGCTCATACCATATCGGGTTCAACATTTGAATCAACGGAAACTACACGAGCAAAACGTCCTATTATAGAGTTCCTTCCTGATTTAAAATTATATCAACACGGTAGCTACTCTAAAAAAACAGTCGATTACATTGACACATTTACTACAGACGTTTTTTCTAAAATTGAAGGTAGTACAGGATACAATATTGACGGAGAAGATGTATTTGACGGTGCCCGAATATTAGTTGTTGCTGATACTGATAATCAAGTTAACAATCAAATTTACGAAGTTAGCTTTATTGTTTTCCAGGGACAAAAACAGATAACATTAAAAACAATCGACGATACAGTGTCGATATCCGGGGAAACAGTTCTGATCCGAAGAGGAAAAGCCAATCAAGGAGAGATGTATTACTTTGATGGAACGTCTTGGAATCTGAGCCAACAAAAAACGCAAGTCAATCAAGCACCATTATTTGATGTCTTTGATAAAAACGGTGTTAGCTTTTCTGATATTGAAACTTACCCTGTATCAACGTTCACCGGAACAAAACTTATTAGTTATACAACTAATCCTACAGGAGTTGCTGATAAACATTTAGGATTTGCAATCAGTTATTTGAATATCGACAATGTAGGAGATATTTTATTCACTAATAATTGGGACACTGACACATTCACTTATAAATCAGATCAAACAAGTCCAACAATTAAATTAGCGACCGGTTTTTATAAATTCAATGTGACTGAAGAATATGGCAACGGTTGGCTTGAAACAGCTCAAACTTATTTGCAGCCGATAATTGATTATCAAAAAATTAATTCAGCAACATCAACACTTGAGCTTACAACAGTTAATTGGGACTTGTTAACTGCCAATGATAAAATCTTTTTTTACCTAAACGGAGAAAAATTATCAGCAACATACACACGAATCTCAAACACATTTACATTTAATACAACCTTTGCAATTGACGATGTTATTGTTATTAAGGTATTTTGCGATCAACCGCCAGATACAGGATACTATGAAATTCCTGTCGGCTTAGAAAAAAATCCACTAAACCAAAATTTAGAATCTTTTACATTTGGCCAAGCAGCTGATCATGTAACTACTGGATTAGAATTTTTTGAAGGATTTACAGGAAATGTATTAGGATCGTCTAGTAACTTAAGAGACATCTCTGGGTACCAGTCGCACACTAAACGATTTTTAAAACATGAAAATTTAAGCCCGGTTGCAACAATGTTGTTGGTTGATAAAAAAATCAATCTTATTAAGTCTATTCGGTACGCTAAAAAATCTTATTCAGATTTTAAAAATAAATTTTTAAACACAGTTGCAAATTTAAACTATACTAGTAATATTGCAAATTTTGTTGATGAAGCAATCATAGAAATTACCAAAGCTAAGAATATTAATAATCCTTTCTCTGATTCTGATATGATCGGTAGCGGAGCATTTACTGCTGTATACTATACTGTTGAAGATCCTGGAATAAAAACATTTTCATTGTCTCAACAATTTGATCTTAATACGTTAAGTAGCAAAGCTGTATATCTATATCTTAATGATAGACAATTAATCAATACTACAGATTATGAATTTAATTCAACATTTTCTTTTGTCAACTTAACCATTGACCTTGTTGAAGGTGATAATTTAGAAATTAGAGAATACACATCAACAGCATTTAATCATATTCCACAAACTCCAACTAAACTAGGACTGTATAAAAAATATCTACCTAGGAAGTTTCTTGATGATACCTACATAGAGCCTAAAGAAGTTATTCAAGGCCACGACGGCAGTATTATTTCTGCATTTGGAGACTATCGTGATGATGCTATTCTTGAACTTGAATTAAGAATTTATAATAATATTAAAGTTGAATACAACGAAGAACTGCACGATAACGATCGTATTCTTGGTGGCTATTATAACACCGGAGTGTTTGGCAGAAGAGAACAACTTACAAACATTATTAATCAAGAATTTTTAAAATGGATTTCGGATACAAATATTGATTACATTGCTAATGATTATTTTGATACTGAAAATTCATTCACATATACCTATTCTAAAATGGCAGATCCGACCGGATTGGAAAACTTACCTGGTTGGTGGCGCGGAGTTTATAAATGGTTTTATGACACTGATCGTCCGCACACATGTCCTTGGGAAATGTTAGGATTTAGTGAAAAGCCAACATGGTGGGAAAGTGAGTATGGTCCTGCGCCGTATACTTCTAATAATTTAATTTTATGGGAAGATCTAACAAATGGAATAATTAGACAAGGTGCTAGAGCAGGTATTTCTTCTAGATATCAACGCCCTAGTTTAATGTCTCACATTCCTGTTGACGGTGACGGAAAATTATTAAGCCCGCTTGATTCAAACCTAGCACAAAATTTTTCTTTAATTAATAATGAAGGAGATTTTAAATTAGGCGATCAAGGCCCAGTTGAACACACTTGGTATATTAGTAGCGAATTTCCTTTTGCACAAATTATAGCATTATGTTTGTTAAGACCACTTGATTTTATTGGACAAAGTCTTGATAGATCAAAAGTAAAAACTAATAAATTAGGGCAGACAGTAAACGCTAACACTGATCTTTTTATTCGAGTTGAAGATTTGTTAACATCATCGTTAGGCGGATCGGAAACTTCAGGATTGGTATCGTATATTGTTGATTATTTAAAAAGTCAAAACTTATCAACAACTGAATTAACAACCTATTTGGAATCTATCGATGTTGCGCTAACGTATAGAATGAGCGGGTTTGTTGATCAAACTCAACAAAAATTTATTCTAGATAGTAAGAACCCTAAATCAACTTCAAGCAGTATTTTCATTCCAAACGAAAATCAAGAAATTTTCTTTAATGTTAGCGCACCAATCGAAACAATTGTTTACAGTGGCGTAATTGTCGAGAAAACAGATAGAGGATGGAAGATTAAAGGGTATGACAGTCTTGAGCCATTCTTTTATTATTATGAACCAGTAACAAGTCAATCTGACGGTACAATTTCTGTAGGCGGCATTAGTGAAGAATTCGTAACATGGTCTTCAAATCAGTTTTATGGTAACGGAATTATTGCCCAATACAAAAATGAATTTTACAGAAGTTTATCTAGTCATACTTCGGCAGATGTTTTTTCTTTAGCGGTCTGGAAAAAATTACCATCTTTACCTAAAAAGAATGCTGTTGAAGCACTGAGTCGAAGAACGTTTAATACTAATTCAATATCCAAATTAAACTACGGAACAATCTTACCAACAATTCAATCAGTAATTGATTTTATATTTGGCTATGAAAAATACTTGCTATCAAAAGGATTTACTTTTAATCGATACGATAGCGAAAACAAAGTAACACAAAACTGGCTGACTAGTGCAAAAGAATTTATGTACTGGACAAGTCATAACTGGGCGATTGGTTCTTTAATTACACTAAGTCCAGCTGGTGAAAAGTTAGAAATATCTTTTAATATAGGTGTGCCTGATAACATACTCGATAGTTTTTATGATTATCAAATATATAGAGGGGATGGAACACCGTTAACTCCTAACTATCTTAATATTAAACGAGACTACCAAACAGTTTCAATTGAAACAACTAATACTAGTGATGGTATATATTTCTTTAAAGGTTTCTTAGTATTAAAAGAACACGTTGCAATTTTTTCAGATCGAACAGTATTCAATGATGTTATCTACGACAAGACAACCGGATATCGCCAAGAAAGAATTAAATCAAGAGGCTTCCGCACAGTTGACTGGGATGGAGATTACACTAGCCCTGGATTCCTATATGACAATGTAAACATTCAACCATGGCAACCGTATGTTGATTATAAACTAGGTGACATTGTTGCCTATAAAGCATATAGTTGGGTTAGTCAAACAAATCAACAAGGTTTAGAATCCTTTGATAATACTAAGTGGTCGATACTTGATTCGACTCCGTCAAAAGCATTGATTCCAAATTTTGATTATAGAATTAATCAATTTACAGATTATTATGATTTAGACTCTGACGGACTAGAGTCAAGTCAACGAGATTTAGGACGTCACTCAGTTGGCTATCAAACACGAGAATATTTACAAGGTCTTGCAGAAGACAATGTTACACAATTTCAACTTTATCAAGGATTTATTAGAGATAAGGGCACCATAAATGCCGCTGTAAAAGTATTTGATAAGTTGAGTAAGACTACAGAAGACAGTATTGTATTAAACGAAGAGTGGGCATTTAATGTTGGAACATTTGGTGGTGTTGATCAGCTTAAAGAAATTGAATTCACTATAGATAAGGCTGATCTAAAAATAAATCCACAGCCAATACTGTTTACTACTACTGAACCTAATGCAGGGATAATGGATCAGTATCTGCGTCTGCCTCCTTCAAAGTTTACAAAGTCTGCAACGCCCTTTGATATTAACATGCTTCCTAAGACAGACTTTGACGAACTACAAACAGCTGGGTATGTAAAATTAGATCAAGTTGATTATATTTTAAAAAATAGAGATGAAATATTAAATGTTAATATTTCTGAAATAAAAGAGAATGATCATTTTTGGATTACATTCGACGATTACTCGTGGACTGTGTTACGTCTGAATAAAAAACCATTACTGGCAATTTTAGATGCAACAAAAAATAGCGGATCGGTTGAAATATTTTTTAATAGGATACACAATTTATCAGTAGGAGATATTATTGGAATTCAAAATGTTCCAAATCTTACTGGATTCTTTAAAATTGTCACAGTAACTCAAAAAACAATATTTGTAGAAGTTGATGCTGGCGGGTTAGATCCCGAAGTAGATCAAAGTACTACAATTGGAATTTATGGATTTACTGACGCTCGTTTCACTGACAAAGAAACATTATCGTCATCGGCAGTTGCAGCATTGGCCACTGGTTCTAAACTATGGATTGATAACGTTAACGATGCTGGTTGGCAAGTATTAGAAAAAAATAAAATATTCACATATACTCAAATAGACAACTACGGAACGACCACTCCGCTTGGCGCAGGTTCGGCCGTAATACATGCCGACGTATTAAAACAAACAATTATGAGTATGCCTGAAAGTTCGTTAGTAACAACTTACCTCGAAGGCGATTTATTACAGATTAAACAAATAATAATTCCTGAAACAGATTTACTGCCGTTAATTGGTGATTCGTTTGGTTCTTCTTTATCAACAAGTTCGGATAACACTTGGTTGATGATCGGTATTCCAAACATGTCGCAAGCAGTAAGTTATTTCATGGGAGAATTTAATAAAAATGCTTCTTACAACAAAGATGATATTGTTTTGTTCCATGGTAAGTTATGGAAAGCATTAGAAAGTGTACAACCTGACGGCAGCACATCTGCCGGTATAGATTTAGGATCTAAAGACTGGGCTCCTGCTACAACTCATACATTGGGTGATTCTTTTGCTCGTGGCGTTGGCCCTAGCAGACAAGGAATGGTTAGCGTTTATAAATGGACTAATAACAACTGGCAATTATTTAAAAATATATTAAGTCCTCGTCCTGCAGAGGATGAACTATTTGGTAGTAAAACAACTGTAGGATTCGATGGTAATGAATACTGGATGGCAGTTTCTGCGCCAGGGGCTTTAAAGAATCGCGGTAGAGTTTATCTATATAAATTTAACGGTACAGAATGGATACACCACGAAAACTCCAACTATCAAGGAATATACGAGTCTGGTGCAAGATATCATGCAGGATCGATTGTATGGTGGGATGACAGACTGTGGCAAGCACAAGTTGACATAAATGAAGACAGCGCCAGCGACAGTACTATTGCAATCGAAAGTAATGATATTTCGATTGCGGCCGAATGGAAGCAAATCGATCAAGTGTCGACGCAAAGTTCGTTGCCAACCAATATTGCTTTAGTCGACGACGGGTCAACATTAGGAATTGGACTATTATCGCCCACACAAAAAGCAGAATTAACTAAGCAAGGAGATCAATTTGGTTCTAGCATAGTTATGAGCAAAGACGGATCGGTGTTAGTAGTTGGCGCTCCTGACAGCGATGGTGCATACTACGAAAATTATAAAGGCGAGTGGAGTCGATATCAAGAATACCAAGTAGGGGATGTTATTAAGTTTATTGAAAACGATATCTCTACTGGATATTATAAATTAATCGATCCACGCAGTTGGACTGACGATACACAGTATGATTCTAGTCTTGCTTATACCAGTGTCAACCAACGTCCAGAAAATGGCGACCCTTGGGTCTCTATAGGTGACAGTGTGTTTAGCTCCACCGGTAAAGTCTATGTTTATCAGCGAGACAGCTCACAAGTTTATCAATTAAAACAAACGTTCACGGCTCAGTCGTTAGATGTTATTAATGATACTGGATTTATTGAACAGTTGTTTGTTGGGGATAAGTTTGGATATGCTGTCGACATAGACGATTCTGGAAAAAATATTGTAGTGAGCAGCCCGATGGCTGATATTAATTTACAAAATCAAGGAGCGGTGTATTACTTTAATACTGTTAGCTTAACAACTCCTGATTGGAGATTAAAACAAAAATTAGAAAGCTTTGAAGAATACA